CGATTGCCGGTCTTTGGGCGCAATTAACATCAACATTAACAGATGATGGTGTAGAAGCGTTTAAGGGTATTCAAGACCCCATCAAAAATATGCTGAGAAACTTAACAGCATGGCTCGGTACTACGGAAGCTAAGGACAAAATCACAGAGATTTTCCAAGACTTTAAACACTTTGTAGACATTATCAGTGAAGTGTCGGTTAAGTTCTATCACTTCTACGATACATATAAGCCGTTTATTACGTTCTGGATGAAACTGCAATTATTGTTGCTTCCCCTCGTTAAAACATTAACAGCAGTTAAGTCATTGTTTTATGGCGTTGCTGCAATCTTCCGCTCAGGCTTTGTGATGAGAAATATGGCAGCTATGATTGGCGCAATTCACGGAGAAGGCTTGAAGGGTACAGCTTTTAGGGGATTAGGCAAGAAGCTCGTTTCGGGTGGTGCTTTACCTATATTTACTGAAGATGAACGTGAGCGACTTGAAAATCGCGTATTAAGTCGTGGTAACGTTGGCTCGACAACAATCTTATCAGGTGGTTCAGGTCTTGGCAACACAAAACCCGGCTCTAATGTTGGCAACTCAAAAGATAATCCGGGTTGGTGGAAGCGTCACATGAGGATGAGCGGATGGCAATCAGCAGGTGCTGTTGGTATGTCAGGCGTTGGTGGCGTATTAGGCTATATATTAGGAGATACAGTCGGTAGTGCGTTTACTTCTGATGATAGTGGTATCGGTGGTATGATTGGTAGTGCCGTTGGTTCTGCCGGTGGTGCCGGTTTAGCAGGTGTCGCATATCAAGCTGCAAGTGGTATACCGGGTTTGTTGGGCGCAGCTGGTGCTGTAGCAGGTGTCGCAGCTGTTATCGCATTGCTCGCTGCTGGATTTAAGCAGTTTAATGATAATACTGCAAGGTTGCAAGAAGGCGTTGCTGAATGGACCAAAACCATCAACAACTTTAATTTTGAATCTGTTAAGTTCTCAAATATCCAAGACGTTCTTTCAGCTACAATGCGTGTTCGTTATGGTGATATTCGTAATGAAAATACGATATTAACAGAGAATATCAGATTATGGAAAGAGGCTTACGACCAACACAACGAAAACAATCTTGATGATAAAACTCCGCTGAAAGACACTGCTTTTGGCGCAAAATATGGCGATTTGACCAATACTGAGTTTTGGAATGGGTACAGTATGAAAGACCGCATCAAAGATATAGCCGAAGCTGCTGATATTCCTTTGGTGAATGGTAAATATGACTTTGGCAATGGCACAATTATAGACCCAAGCGCAGCAAGTGCCAGAGATTTGATATATGCCGCTCAGTATTCTGTTGGCAAGAAAACAGATAATCCATACGTTACTCAATATGCTGACCAACTTGCTTCAGCGTTTACAACTGCTAAAACGGTTGATGAACTAAGAAACAAAATCAACGAAGCGCATAAATCTATGGCTCAAAAAATCGCTTGGGATAAAAGATTTGACGTAGATGATCTCGAAGATGCTCAATTGCAGAGCTTGGCAGATATTATGCACTCTCGCGCCGGTCATAACGCCCTTTCCCCGATTGTCAATCGTATGTTTAACGGCAACATGGCTATCGTTAATTTGCTCGACAAATACAAAAACGATGCCTTCCAGATGCCTCTTTCGGATTGGCAAAACACAATGGCTACCGTATTCCCTATTCTCAATAAGAAATATGGTACATTTGGCACTACTGAATGGTACACTAAAATCAGTAAAGACTACAGCCCCAGTGTATTATCAGGTATGTTTGACCAAGCATGGAACTGGTACACATCAACCACAATGCTTCCGCTCAAACAAATGTTGTTGCCGTTGATTAATCGTGGCAACTGGATTGGTACAGGTATAAAAGGTCTTACCCTTGGCGAAGGTGGTGTTTCTCCGGGTACAAAAGACAATAAGACCGGCAAAGACGAAAATGGTCGCAGTATATATTGGGTTCCGACACCTTATGCCATCATGGGTAGCGCAAATGCTTGGGCATACGATAAAGAAGGTAAACAACCTTATTTGCCGGGATTTAGCAAGTATACAGCTTCTCAAATGGCTAAGATTTTTGGTAATGGTGATTACTCAGATATGGACCTTTACCAAAACACAGGCGGTATCATGAGCGTGTACACAGCTGATGGAAAGACATTGATGCCCAACTGGTCAAATCCTGAGAATGACAACATTATTCTTAAAAACTACACGCACCAGCCATACAATTTCGCAGCTTTCAATGATGCAGCAGCTAAGTCAGCGGCAAAGGGTAAGGCGAAACCTGTAGCCGGTAAGGGCGCACCACTTGCTTATATTACACCTACTGACCCTATCTCAGGTTCTCCCCAAGACGCTTTGGCAGCAAATATGATTGCCTATAAGATGGCTAAAGAATCGGTTCCATCAATTCAACAAGATGCTTATAGATTATCAAACTTAGGAACAACAGCTATTGCAGAAGTAACCAGAGATACTAACTTCGATATTAATGTTACGATAAAAGAAGTTAATATGAACCAGCCGCTTGACGAGGAAGGACTTGGAACGTGTATAAATAAGATGTTCCAAGACGCATGGGAGTTGGCTAATCCAAATCATCACAGCTAATAGACAATGAATTATAAATCAATCATAAGCGGAGCTTCTAATGCGGCTAAATCAGCCGCTAAAAGCTCGGTTTGGAGTAATCTCGTATACACCGCAGAAGCAAGCGCAGGTTCCTTGCTTTTGCGGTTGGCGCGAGGCTATCTCAATAAGGACCAAAGTGGTGTACAATACAAAGCACCAAGAGCATACAACTCAGCTATCATCTTCACTGAAAGGCGCAAACTCACCAATGAAGCATTGAAGAAGGTTAATAACTACATTAGTTCTCAGCAATACCTTCGACAGCTGAAACAGCTTCAAGCCAGACAAAGTATTGCCGCTGAGAAAAGCAAAACTTTGATTGCTGATGGTGTTGCAAGTATTGATGGCGGTTCACTTGCGCTAAATATGGCTACCGGAGGCACGTACACTTATATAGCCGAAGATTATGCAGGTAGACGAGTTAATGAAGCGATGTTCTTGCATTACGAGGTGGATGACCCATACACTTTTACAGTAGTCAGTACAGATACAACATATACCATAACTGATGGCGTTTCTACAACCGCTTCAACAAGCTGTGAAACCAAGTTGTCGCTTACCACGATGTTCCATGTTGACTTAGCTCCCACCGTATCATTAAACAGCGATAAAAACATCGTTCAAACACAAGTACAAGGTCGTGATTACTCACGCAAAGAACTTGTTTCAGGTGGCGATTTGAGCTTTACTGTAAAAGGTGAAATCAATAGTGGTAAAGCCGGAGTTTACCCCAGTTCAGCCGTTGCTCGTTTCATTCAGATAATGCAGTACAGTGGTATCATTCAGGTAGACCACTTTATGTTTAGCAATCTGAATGTGAAGAACATAATCATTAAGGGGTATGACCTTGAAATGCCAACCTATAAGAACATTCAACCTTATAGCTTTACTTGCGTTGCGATTGAGCCTGATGAAGATGTTATCGTTAGCAGCGACACTATCAGCTTTGTAAACGAAACCATTGCATCGAACAATCAAACAGCATGGTACGATAAGATGATGCAAAGCAAATATGGTCAGATTGCTAACGGCATTATGGAAAGTGCAACAGAAGCATCACTTGGAGCATTATTAGATACGATTCCACAAGTATAATGACTTACAATTCAGAACAACCCAGTTATCACATTCTGATTTGTCTGATTGAAATATGGAAGCCAGAGGATGTTGATAAAGACAATCCTCTGGCTACCCCATCAACATCTCCGACATTAATAGCAGAATGTGAGAATATCCAGATTAAGAACGCTTATACTAATCTGGTTGATGAAGCCACTCTTACATTTCCACGCGGTACAATTATCAGAAAAACAATTGACAGTGCGGTAGAACAGGAGCTGAAAGAGAACAATACAGGCATATCGGCAACACGAGATTCTAAGGGTATTATCTATGAAACTCGCACAACCACCGAAGCAGCTACAACAAATACCTTTGCAGTTGATTCTCGCATTAGAATTAGTTTAGGCTATACAACTGACCCATCGGTGGCGGCAATGGCTAAAATTAAGAGCGGTAAGAAGTCGATATTTACAAGCAAGGAAACACTTGGAACATATCGCACATATCTTACGCTGATGTTTGACGGCTTTATTACCAAATGCAGTATCGACCAACCTATAACACTGAGATGTGAAAGTCTGACCACCAAGTTAAAGCAGATTTCATGCCCCAATAAAAACTTTGATTCATCGCTTACAGTCGCTCAGTTGTTAGGCAATAAGAGCGGTCAGCATAACTTATTGGCAAAGTCAGGTTTACAGCTTCACCCCGACAACTATAAAACTGATGCTGATATTGTTGTTGGTGCTACTAAGTTAACAACTGACTTAACTATTTACGATGTCATCAACAAGTGGGCGAAAGAAAAGATATTTGCTTACCTTGTGTTTGAGAATGACACACCCTACCTTGCAGTTAAACGCTCGTACTTCTCTAACCCCGGTCCTGATTCTTTGATTACTGACAACCCACAAGTATCACACGTTATTGATTTTGCTTATAACGTAGCGAACAACGGACTAACCACCATGAAGCCTAACAAAGACTTTTTGGCGGTTCATGCTATTTGTAAGGAGAATGACAGTAAAGGACAGCCAACAAAAACCTATCAACTAACCATTCGCAAAAAGCCTGACTGGGATGAATCAATGTCATCAACAGACCAATGGCAAATCCTGAATGAAACAAAAATATCTAAGAAGGCGCGTAAGAAGGGTGTGAAAGTTTGTAGTAAGGGTGAGAGCAAGGTGGATTTATCTTCTTACACCGTCATGACCTACATTGCAAAGAAAGATAATCTCAGTCATGATAAGTTACTGGATGAGGCGATTGCGTTCTATTCTTCAATTAACATGAACGGTATTGATGGAAGTCTAACCATTTTTGGCGATTATGCAATTAAGAGCGGTGAGATAGTACAACTTAAAGATGACCGCTATGACGATAAAAACGGCATTTATCTTGTTGGTGAAGTCAATACATCGTTTGGTACAGGCGGTTATCGTCAAAGTCTTACATTCCCATACTGTATTAAATCTAAGATAACTGATGAGTAATAATACTGGTACAACTCAGGTTGGTTCGAGCGCGAAAACGCTTGCCACACTAATCGAAAACATTGCATTAAGAAATATCGTAAACCCCAACACAGGCACTGTACGAAATATGGAGCGTGTGGTGGGGTATGTGGCTAAAATTAATACTGAAGGAGATTTAGCCGGTACGATTGATGTGCAGGAGTTCGGTGATGACTTTTTGGATGATGAAAATATTGCTGAAGGTCAAGGTTATCATGAAGGTGTTTATCTCAGCGCAATTCAAGATAACTCAAACGGCATGATAATCATTCCCAGACTATATTCTGAGGTGGTTATCGTGTGTGATCCGGCTACGCTAAAAGAGTACGTGTGTATGTATTCGCACGTACAACGTATTCAGTTGGATTCACACGAGGAAGTTCACATCGGAGTTGCTGAACGTGAGGAGTTTGACTTGGATGACGAAGAAGGTGATGACATTTCGGATTTAGCATTGACCGGCAATCAGACAGGCATCGACATGACCAAAGACACTATTACCACCCAAGTTGCTGATACTGACGGTAATAGTGTTATTCAGACCACTACCGCAACAGACTCGGAAATTGCTATCGGAGAAACTGATGTATATATGAGTGGTGATGGTGTAAGCGTTTCAAATGGAAGTGCTTCCCACATGGTTACGAGCGATGAAGTTACATCAACCGTTGGCGGCTATTCAGTCAAAGTAACAGACAGTCAAGTATATGTCGGTGGAGATAGCGGTGAAGCTGCCGTTTTGGGCGTACAGCTTGCAGGTATCTTATCTGATATGTTAGGCTATCTCGGTCAGCTTACAACAACAACTATGATGGGTCCTCAACCACCTATTAATTTCGCTAATTTCATTGCTCTTAAAGCCAAAGTGGATGCCTACAAAGCAAGCACTTCAGGTTTCCTATCTAAAAGCGTAACAATCAAACAATAATGGCTGTACTTGACTCAAACATAGCAAACATACCTGATGGTTCAGCGTTGCAACATCTATACACAGGTTTTGTGACGATGATGGCAAACGCTAAAGAAAGCGATGCCCCCGACTTCTCCGATAATGAGGTTGAACTGGATGAGAACCTTGAACCAACACAAGCCTACTTAGATGCCGTTCAGCAGAAACTAAGCGAGCATACAGATGTGATGATGAAGAACCAAGCCTACGCAATGGCAAACGCTATTGCCGGTGTTCTTACGCCTGATGCAGAGTCAGGTTCAACATCTACAAATGCCGGTTATGTTCAACGCGCAGGTGATTCAATGGCAGGGCAGCTCTCAGCTCTTTACGGCTTCTCTGCCGGCGTTGATGGTTTTACGATATTCAAGGTATCAACTGACAGCGACAAGGCGAAATTAGCGCAAATAAACGGCAAATTAGCCGTAGGTGGTCAATTAATCGTAAGCGATGTAGCCACAGTTAATGGATTGCTTCATCTTACAACTAATGGGTTGTATTTGGGCGATAATCAAACATTATTTTTTAGCAATGGTCAGACGGTTGTTAATGGCGGCTCGGATGGCATATTGTTGAAAGGCAATGTTAACTTACCTTCAGATGGAATATTCACAATAGGCAACACAAGCATTACAACCAAAGGAATATTCGGTCATTATGACGGATGGGATTGTACTTACTGGCATAGCGGAAACAGCAACCTGCCTTCAGTTGATTGGTATATGGCTAACGGTATTATTTCAGGTAATTTGTCCGTTGAAGGTGAATCAACCTTTGGCAATACACTTAAAGCTCTGAAGGGGTTTAGCCTTGGAGATAACGACACTGAATTACTTTACAGCTATGATGAGCAGCTTAAACTCGGAACAGACCTTGACCTTGATAACCACAGCCTATTATTAGGCGGTTCACCCCTACTCTATCACGAAGGTAATGTGGTTAACTTGGCAGTGGGTTCTATGTCGGGTTACTCAATGACTATTGGCAAAAATGCCACCTACCTTACCCTTGCAGCAGGTCTGAAAAATTACACTAATGATTATGTTATTATTTCAAAGGAGGGCATAGGTAGCTTTCATGGCTTATCAGCTTATAGCGATTCAGGCACAAACTCATTAGCCTTTTCAACATACTACGTCAATACTTCTGATTATGGTGTGTTGCTGCCAAAACGTGTAAGACTTGGTGATAAGGATAGTTCTTATATCAGTTCAACCGATGGTGATTTTCACTTTACCACATCTGCCGGCTATCTGTCAGTTAACATAGACGGTGAAACATCAAAGAGTGTAATTCTTAATACTGATGTAGTTCGGTTCTACTTTGAAAAGCAAATCTCGTCACCACGTTTTTCAATTATTAGTGATAATTACACTACGTACTTAGGCGAAAACAAGCTATTCTTTGCTGACGGTGTTGCTATCGAAGGGGTTACTGAAGGTATGCTCCAAACAGGCAATGTCTACTATACCGGCACTTTGGGAACGCAGAGTTTTGCTTCAGGTTTTGCCGGTTATGGTTGGCAAATCAGCAATTCAGGTGCTACGGTGGCAGCTACTTTCGATGAATTGACCGTTAGGCGTAAGATGCGAATATATGAGCTTGAAGTACAGACGATTAAGAGTACAAACGGCTCTTTATGGGTATCTGATTCATGCTCAGGCGATACAGTAGAAAAAATATCATAAATGGCAATTAAGGATTACGAATTATATAAAATCTCACTCAACTCCGACAGCAAGAAACAACAGAGCTTGCAAGTCGGAGATGTGGTGAGAAGGCAATACTGGGATGGTAACAACTTAATCTACTCCCTGATGGTTGTCGTGGAGTCGAGTTGCGAAGTGGAAAACAGCTACTTTGTTGGCTTGTTGCTTGATGGCGATGCCCCTTCCAGCGGTGAATTGCTTGATTTTGTACGCATGACCAACTTGTTTGATGAGGACCGTTTAGGCGCGTTATATCTCACAGCTTCTGATGATAAAGCACCCTACATGGATATTATCGACAATATCGGCAAATCAAGCAGCTTGTGTTGGCCTGAAGGTATATCTACTTCGGTTGTAGCGGACAATAACCAATATATGTTCGATGGCAGTAGTTTACTTTCTCTCAGTTACGATGACACAGACCAAAGCCGTAACCGTGTATGCAAAATAACCAAGAAAGTTGATGACACCAAAACCACCTGTCAGCTAAAACAATCATTTAACACTCTGATTGATGCAGCTGAATTTGTGTTGGTATCATATTGGATTAAAGGCTCTGAGGAACAAACCTTAGATGTTAAGTTCGGTTACTCCACCGGTTCTAAAGTTGACAGCAAACAAACCGTTTCTATCACTAAAGATTGGGCATACAAAGTCCAGCTTGTTCAGGTAGCTAATTCAGGCAGACACGAGCGTTCATTTACGCTTGACTTGAAAGCTCTGGCAAAGGACACAACGATTTACATTTCAGATTTCAACATTATCAGGGTTAGCAGCTTGCTTGGATTTGCCAATTCAAGCCAAATGCGTATCGGTAAGTTGGATGGCGTAACTGACCCTGTGTTTGGTGAACTGAAAGGCTATGGCGCACACTTCAATCAGATGTATGCAACGCAGGGAGCGCACGTTTCAGGCACATTAACGGCAGGAGATGAGAACGGCTTTGGTGCAACTTTCTATGCCGGTAAAATTCACCGTAATGCGTTCCTTAACTCGTTGGATTATGAAGTAGTAGCAGCTAAAACATCTAACAACGAAGTACCTGAAAACCCGACAGGCGTAGGCAAGCAGCTTGCTGTTACCGTTTATGCCACAGTTAAAGCTCAGGAAGCCACATGGTTAGCTGAGAGAGTTGGCGAAACTTATACGCTCTCTTTTTGGCTATATGCTAAGAAGGCTTGTACATTAACGGTCACTCAGAATAACAATACGGTCGGTAGCTTTGCAATCTCTTGGGGAAATACATTTGCTTGGAAACGCTATTCATGCACATTCAAGCTACAAGCTGCGGCAGACACCGATTTACAGTTCAGCATTGTACCTAACTACGAAACAGCATCAAGTTCTGAATCAGGTATTTATACCGCTGAGATAGCCATTGCCGCCCCTCAATTGGAAAGCGGTGAATATGTAACCCAATATCAGCCGACCGATGCAACCGTAGTTCCTTCAGATGATTATGGTGCATGGTTCAGTAAGGGTGGTATTGGTGGTACAATGCAAAACCCTCTATTACAGCTTAATTCTGATGGGTCTATTGCTTCAAGGGGTGACACATTCCGCATAGAGCCGACAGGAGAAGGACACGTTGCTAAAGGCAATATTAGCTGGGATGAAGATGGCAAGGTTAAGTTTGGCAGCAATGTAACGCTCAATTGGGATAACTTCAACCAAGACACGCAGCACCAAATTGAAAACAAACACATCTCTCTTTCAGGTGCCGACACATTTGCGGTTATGGGCGGTAGTGAAGCCGGCATATTGTATTCTCCCGACTACATTACATTAAAGCTGACCGAAACCAACATCTATGCCACAGCTGCAACTCGCAAATGGTATTATGAGAAAGATGGCAAGTATATCGAGATTGAGGACACCCCTAACTTTAATTCAGGGCATACGCAGCTTACAATCTATCCTGATAACGATATGTGGAGCGACATGGCAAGTACACTCACTATCAAAGTGGTTGTAACTTATCAATCGCAAGAATACACTGACACAGCTACCATTCGCAAATATCAGATGGATGGCTACACCGTCAAGATTACATCTTCAGGTGGTACGACATTCAAAAACGGTACGTGCAGCACGGTTCTTACTGCGCAAGTCTTGTATCATGGTGAGCCGGTTGATGATGACTTTGTAGCAGAACATTTTACCTATCAGTGGCGCAAGTATTTAATCCCTGACACCGAAAACGAGGTTGAAAACTGGTGGGTGACAACAATCTACAATGACAATGGGATTCCGATGGGAACTACCATCGACCGTTTTAGCAAGACACTTACTCTTAACGGAAAAATATCGGGTTCTGAGGCTTATGTGTGCGAAATTTCCACTATTGACGGTGCCTCTTTCCCCTATTTTTTCCCTATTCTTTTTTAAACAGGTTTCATAATGGCACTTGATATTGGTAATAAAGTAGAAAACAACGGCTTAACAGCCAATGGTAAATTGACTGCCGCTGAGTTCAATCAGCTTGTCAACCAAATTAATCTTAACACGCCTATCGAAGTTGAGAGTGAAGAAGCTCTTGAAACTATGATTGCGCAAAACCAAATCGTTGAAGGACAGATTTACTTTATAGCGGAAGAAAGCTAATGTTTCTAATAGGCAATAAAACTGTCAGCCAATTGAGAGTCGGAACAAAGAACGTTTCGGCTCTCTATGTTGGTGCTAAAACCACTGCAAGACTTATATGGTCGGCAGTTTCATCGTGCTTTGGTACAGGTATTTGGCGTAGCGATAAGACTTGGAAAAGCACTGACACTTGGAAATCTAAATAATTAATATAACTAACATTACACTATGGCAACAACCAATTCGCAGATTCCGGATAGGGAAACGAACTGGGATGGATTTACAGGCTCACAAATTCAAGCCTTCATCATATCCCAATTTGAGCAAATTGAAGCTGATACGCAGGAAGCTCTCGCCAAAAAACCGGCTTATTTTAAACGGTCTGACGAGAAAGGTAGTGACAATAACTATCACATCTACGGTTTTGCTTCAGAATCAGATTATCTCGAATGGAACAGCGACCAAGACACGTATGCTGATTTGCTTTTAAGTGATGTAGCCTTGCCCGATACAGGTAGCGGTTCATCGGCTGTCAGCTATATCGTTAACCTTTACCGAGATTCATCAAGCGATATTGTAACCACTGATAATACGGTTAAAATCAATATCCGATTTACCTCGCAAGAGTACAACCCCATCACGCAATCAACACAAGACACAACTGAAGGTGGTACTTTGACCGTGCAAACACGTAGCTCATCAACAGCTACATGGGCAACTAAGGGTACGGTGGCTGTATCTTCTTTGGCTGCTGATTCATCTTCATGGACTGAGGTGGATATTACGAATATGTTGAGTACAGGCACACAGCAAGTTCGTATCATTGTTAAGGGTGACACTACTGAATTAAGCACACGCTATCTTCAGTTTAACGTAACCAAAACAACGCTCAAACTTACAGCGGCAACTCAATGGGAAAAGCCTTTTGATACAGGTACGATTTTCCTCAGCTACTACATTACAGGTGCAATCAGGAAAACGCTGAATATCAGTATTGATGATGGAGCGCGAACATACGCCTATTCACTTGGTACAACTGTCTACACTGAATCTCCCCGACAGGTTGAAGTAACAGACACATCTGCCGACAAGAATAAGGTTATCACTCAGGGTATTCACACAATTAAAGCGTGGCTTACAGTAGACGATTCTGATGTCGTTAGTGATGTTGTTACTACTGAAGTTTTGGTGATTACTGATAAGACGGATAAAACCGTTTACTTGCTTCTAAACGATGTCAATAAAACGCCCACCAACTGGACTTCTCAGACACTATTCAGCTATGCAATCTACAACCCCAATGCTGAAACAACTCCTTTTACGGTCCTTTTGAGCGATTACAAGGGTGTTGAACAGTATATGCAGCTTGACCTTGGCAACGTAGCAAACAACACCAAATATGAGCTGACAAACTTCGTAGAAATTGACAGCGATGACACCACCGTAGATGCTTACTTGCATTTCTATTCGGGTGAATCGGAGATCCGCACGATGATCGACCTTCAGGTTGACAATCAAGACAACTTTTCACCTACTTCGGGAGCTGACTTTGTTCTCAATCCTCGTCTACGCACCAATGATGAAACCAACCCGGCTACAATTATCAATACTGCTGATAATTCAACTGTTAGCTCCACTTGGTCCGGCTTTAAATTCAAAACTGACGGTTGGGTAACTGATGAAGATGGCAACCGCTGTTTAAGAGTGCTTGCCGGTCGTTCTCTTACGATTGACTACGAGCCATATCAAGACTTTATTACCGATATGCGTAATTCAGTTACTATCGAGTTGGATTTTGCAACACGAAATGTAACTGATATGGATGCAGCTATCTTGCGTATGTGTTCTTACATGAACGACTCTTTGCCGCTTGGTTTTGAGATGAACCCGACTGATGGTTGCTTCATGACACAAAACAACCGTGTGCATGATGACCAAGATGTAGCATGGCAAGAAGGTGTGCGTACCCACTTGGCTGTCAATATCATTTACGGCATCAACAACACGTCATGTAACTATGTACGCTTGTTCATCAACGGTACTATTAACCGTGAGTTTATGTGGACCACGACAGATAAGTTCGTGCAATATGTAAATGGTAAGCAGACCTCTATGGGTATTCGCATTGGCAACGATACTTCGGATATTGATATTTATAGTTTGCGTGTTTACCGTAAATCTCTATCAGCTAATGATATACGACAAGATTGCATGGCGGCAATGTCTACCGTTGCCGAGAAACTTGAATATCGTGAGGCTAATGCTATCTTAGGTGATGACAATACTATTAGCTATACAAAGGCATACGACAAATATAACACGATGGTGATTACCGGCACAGTTCCTTCTTACTCAACCGGTAATGTTGCATATACTAATGATGTTCAAATTCATATAATTGATGACCCTTCACACTCAGGAACGCTTTATCAGGTTAAAACCACCGGTCAAGGTACGTCATCACGTTCATACTGGATGTGGAACTTCCAATTTGCTAATACCTCAGCTACTTATTGGCTTGATGAGAATGGCGTAAACAGAGGTGCGGCATATCAGCTTATGGATGGTGTTCCCTACTCCGTTAAGAACGTTGCAAAACGTAACTGGGCATCATCTATGCAATCTCACAAAATGGGTTGTGTTAATCTCTATACAGACCTATGGAAGAAGTGTACAGGCGGTTCTTATATCACAAACACTGAAGGATTTGAAGATTGTCGTGTTACAGTCGTTCAGAAACCTTTCCTTGTTTTTACACGTTCAGCCGAGAGCGATGAACCTACATTCTACGGCTTATATACATTTGGTCCGGGCAAGGGTGATAAGCCTACTTTTGGTTATGATAAGAATGTGTTCCCTGAATATTTGATGTTGGAAGGTTGTGACAACGGTACGCCACTAACCAACCACCGCGTTCCTTGGAATGATGATGTTACACTGTCTGATGAAGTTATTTATTATAATGGCACAAAGCAGTGGGAAGTTGTTATGGGTAATACTGAATCTATTTCGTATTTCCAAGAAGCGTTCAATTTCTTCTATCTTCACAGTACACATATCAGTCCTTGGGTTGGCACAGTGACAGACCTTCAGAAAGCATCTTCAAGCGAGGCAGACCGTCAAACATTCTATTGGGTTACAAAGGCATCTTCTGAGGCTAACCAATTTGACTTATATCGTTATGACACTCTTACATCACAATGGGTTGATGCAGGTGTAGCCAAGAAAGGTGAAGGTCAATATGAAAAGCTCAACATTGCATCTCAGACAGGCATTTATCCTTCGGGAAGTTTATGGGAAAACATTAACGAGCAATTTGTTAACGCACGTATTGCCGACTTTAAAGAGCAAGCATCTGACTATATTAACGTTGAAGATGGACTATACCACTCAAACTTTATTAAGCTGAAAGCTGCATCCGACAACCGCGCTAAGAATACTTATCTTTATCTGACATACAAAAACGATAAGCTCGTTATTCACTGGGCGCAAGATGACTTAGATACCATCTTTGCAACCGACAACGTAGGCCGTAAGAATAAGCCTTATTACGTTGAGGAACATGACGTTGATAGCAGCAATGCGACATACTGGAATGGTGAACAAAACGCTTTGTATGACCTGATTGAATTAGCTTATCCCACCGAACTTCGCTCTATGATGAACACGATGTTCGCTCAGATGGCGGACTTGGCTAAGGATTCAAGCTATGACGATAAGGTATTTGGTTGCATGGATAAGTATTTCTTCTCCACACAGCGTTATTTCCCTGCCGTAGCATATAACGAAAATGCACGTATCTCTTATGAGGCGGCTTCTGCTGTTTGGGGTAATGGTTATACCGGCTCTACTCACCCTATCACACAATCACTTGGCGACCAACTTCAGTGTGAAATGCAATGGGTTAAGTTGCGCCTGAAGTATTTGCAGTCATACGCTTCTTATGGTGACTTTGCTATGAACGGCTCTAACTCACTCACGTTCCGTTCTATCACTACTTTGGCAGGTGCGCAACCTGAGTATTCATTTGACCTCGTGCCGCATATTTGGTTATACCCGGCTATCAGTACAGGTAGCTCATTAGCTTATGGTCGTGATACAAACGGTAAAAGTTATTCGACACCTCAGCGAGTTAAAGCCGGAGAGGCGTTTACTTTGTCGGGTGTAAACAGTGATGGTAACACGAACATTCAGCTTTGTGGTATTGATAATTACAGGTCTATCGGTGAATTTGGTAACAAGCCTATTGAGGGTGATGGCTTTACAGTGGCAGGTGAACGACTAACAGAGTTTCACGCATCTCAGCAACCTATTGAGTTCCGACCGCCTAAAATCACTGTGACCGCTCCATTACTTAAAGTGTTCGACATCAATGGAGCTTCATCTGTGAATGGTAATATAGACTTCTCAGACCTTACCCGATTGGAAGAAATTTTGATAGGTGGCACATCTGTAACATCTATCAAAGTCGGTCAACCTTCAATTATCACTAAGTTGCAATTGCCTTCAACATTAACTAACTTATCTTTGGTTGATTATGAAGCTCTCACATCAAACAACTTCTCTATTGAAGGCGTGGGCAGTATGCAAGAGTTCGAGTTCTCAAATTGTCCAAATCTAAACTGTCAAAGCATTATTGCTGAGATTTGTGATTCGGATGATTTTGGTTTGACCAAATGTGTAATTAAGAATGTTGATTGGACTAATTTCTCAGTTAACCACTTGATGAAATTAGCTGAATTGCCGGATATTACTTTGACAGGCAAAATCGCTTGTTCGACAGATAAAACACAAATTATCACGTTTGAAAATAAGAGGAAACTAATTGAGAAATTCGGTAATATTGATGATGTAAATAATCCTGTATATATCACTTATACTGCATATAATCTTACATCGCTGTCAATAGCGTCTGAACGATACTATGATAAAGTAGGCACATATCAATTAAGTATTACTCCCAGCACGGTTAATGCAAATACTTTCACCAATATTAGTTGGAGCATGACTGCAACTAATTATGCCACAATCAATTCTGCGACAGGCGAATTAACGGTAAATAAGGTTGGCACTGAAGAAGCACACCCCGATGCTGAAGTTACAGTGGTTGCAACGCTTATTAACGGAGAAAAACTCACTAAAACGGCAACGATATGTTTTTACGAACACAAATGTAAAGTGGGAGATTATGTGTTTGCTGATGGTACTTTTTCGGATGTGTTGAATACTGCAAAAACCACTGTGGGTATTTGTTTCTACATCAATCCGGATGATAAGTCACAACGCTTGGCTGTAGCCTTGTCAGATATATCAACAAGTAGTATTTGGGGGCTTTATTTTAATAGCGGTTGGTCAGAAGGAAGCAGTAATGATGCCACTTATAATGTTCGTAATATTGAATTAGCAGACACTCCCGGCTATTCAGTATACAATATACCAACCATAGTTGATATTACAAGCATGGGTCTATATAACTCACAAGGCTCAGGTACAAGTTATATTACAGATGATTCCTATCGAGATGAGAATTATGGCGATGCGGATGGCTTTAAAGTACCAAATGTCAACACTGCTGTGGCTGAAATAGGCTTTACTACGCTCACATCCGAGGTTGGTGATTATAAGATTGGAGATGTAATACCCAAAGGATTACGCAATACGCTAAATATCATTAAGCACCGTAACACTATTTTGGGTGATAGTTCAGTTAATCTACAGACACCATGTGCCACCGACAAGATGACTGAATTAGAAAGTTTAAACTCTCTAATGGCAGAAATCGTCACAGAGAAAGGTTCGAGTAAATATCAGCAATATTATTATCCGGCAGCGTCATTTTGTTATGCTTATCAACCAAAAGTTAAGTCCGGTGAAACGCTTTCTCCTTTATTTAAAACCGGCAAATGGTTCTTGCCGAATTTGGGTGACTTAGGTCGATTATATTGGTATCATTCAAAAGGGTACAATGTAGATACTCAGAACGCTATCTTTGCAAAGGCAGTAAGTGATGGTGTTTTTACCCAGCTTACATCCACATATTACTGGTCGGCTTTGGAGTATTCAGCGTTGCACGCATGGATCATTGACTTCGGTAATGGCTACGTCAACAACGTCAACAAGTGCTACAGTTACAGAGTCCGAGCTGTGGTCGCATTTTAACCCCTTTAGCGCGACTCCTTTCAGAGTCGCGCATTTGATTAAACCCTTATATAGTATGTTTGCTATTCTGAAATGAATCAACTTTACAAACATGAGGCATCACGCATCACAAACTCCGATTTATCGGTTAACTGAAAGGCTGTTACAATGGTCTGTTCCTGCTGTGGAAAGACTTCCCAAATCTATACCATATCAGATATTGGGAAGTCGGCTTGTAAGCAACATAGCTGAGATATTGGACTTTATTGTGATGGCTTATGAGTTAGATTCTAATTTATCAAGTTATCAGCAATCGCGCAGACACTGTTATGCGAATATTAACGCTCGTATAATTGCCATTAAAACTTCTGTGCGAGTATTAACAGCGGTAAAATATACTGACAAAAAGCATGGTAAAGTGCCGCTAATTTCTCCTAAACAAGAAGCTAATTTCTTGGACTTGGTAAACCAATTGGCAGGTCAAGCGATGGCTTGGCTTCGCTGATAGTCGCATATTTTATACCCACGATTACGGTTATGGATATAAATAATCTTCTTAAATTAAATGGATGCGATACAGGTGGACTTATAAATAGTCCACTCGTTATTTCAAATATTGAACCCAATCGCATAATCGCGGAGTCGGCTTTGGAGTATTCAGCGTTGAACGCATGGAACATTAACTTCGGTAATGGCAACGTCAACAACAACAACAAGTACAACAGTAACAGAGTCCGAGCTGTGGTCGCACTTGATGAGGAGATTAAAACTGGATGGGTTATTGCAAAGAACGACTGTTTGCGTAATAAATACTCATCCCTCGAATGTGAAAAGTGGAGAGTTGATTACGAGCGAAATTTGTGGGAGTTGGTGTACGAAATCTATTATGGAGAGTATGTGCCATCAACTTCCACTTGTTTTATCGTTAAATTTCCTTCTTATAGAGAAATTTTTGCCGCAGCATTTCGCGATAGACTTGTGCAACATTGGATTTGTCTACGCTTGAATCCATTGTTCGAAGGTCGGTTTCGAAGGCAAATGAATGTATCATTTAATTGCCGTAAGGGATTTGGAACATTTGCAGCACAACAAGCTCTTAGAAAAGATATGATATGGTGCTGCAAGAAGCGACAGCATAAAAATTGGGTGGGAAAATATGACTTGAAAGGCTTTTTCATGAGTATTGACAAAAATATTTTATGGTCATTGCTCGAAAAGTTTATTAAAGAAGAATATGTGGGTGATGATATTGATATATTGTTGAATCTTACTAAGATAACGATATATCATGTGCCTTCAGATAATTGTATTAAAAAATTCTCTGCCAGCGATAGAGCGAAACTTCCGGCTCATAAATCCATGCTCAACAATCCACGCCATTTAGGGTTGGCGATAGGAAATATTACAAGCCAATTGTGCGCTAATTTTTATATGTCGTTTTTTGATGCTATTATGCTAAAATTCTGCATACGGTATAATTGTCTTTACAAACGCTTTGTGGATGATTTTACCATAGTAGGTGATAAAAACGATATTATGCGTATTAGAAAGATAGCTGAAAGGTGGTTGAAAATCTATTTGCACGTAACATTACACCCTGATAAAGTGTATTTGCAGCCAATTCGTCATGGATGCAGGTTTGTCGGTGGTGTGATTAAGCCTAATAGAACATATCTCGTTAACCGAACACTTGGTGGTTTACACGACGCTTTGTTCCGCTTAAACAAGTTGTGTGCAACAATATCTCAAAATGGTCCAACACTGCAACTACTCAAAGAATTATCGCGCACCGCATCTTCAGTTAATTCTTATATAGGTTTTGTAGTTCACCATAAATCTGCAAGTATGGCTGAAAAGTTATACGCACCGTATGTAAAGAATATAAAACGATGCTGTTTAATCAAGAATACCGGTGCTGTAAAAATTCAAAAGCGTTACGATTACAAATTATTTATGCGAAGAAAGGAGTTTGAAGAAAACAATGCTTATGTTTGGTGATAATAAACCCGAACCAACAACATTTGTGTATGATTTGGGTAGAAAACAATATACGATAAATTTCGATTGCGAAGAAACTGACGGTCAGTATAGTTGGAAAAGTGCAACTTTAGAACCCGGCTACTGGAGCTATGGAACTATTGTTTCAGCTATCATTACGTTGAAGTACACCGACAGTCAAATCGAAGCAATCAACAATAACATGATGGCGGTACTTTCGGGTACGTCAGATGCTTCAGAGGAAAAGCAAGCAGAATATAAGCAAGAGTTTGCAGAGCTACAGTCTTGGCGAAACCACGCTAAAGAAATTGCTTCTGAGGCTATGAATAGTATAGAATAACCCCAACCTAACATACATCATTTCAGCTATTCTTCTAAAAAACAAAATGGCGAAGATAGCACAAGAAATGATAATTATAAACTCGGTGAGTGATGCTTATTCAGTATCGCTTTCACCGAGTTCGTGTGTTATTAAAGCTGATTATGATGGGGCAAATCCCGACTTAGATTATGCCACAGCCACTATTCGCGTGTTCTGCGGAGAGGAAGCGGTAGATTTTACCGCTGAAGTATCTGAGGTAAGCGATGACAAATTAGAATATGTCTTAGAACAAGTTAATAACACCACGATGAGCCTTCAGCTTATCGACATTAGCAGCGAAGAACAATCAGGGTCGATCACTCTATCTATATCTGCTAACGGTGGTGAGTACAACACTTCAGTAACCTACCAATACACCGTAGTGCGCGAAACTTCCATGCTTGATTGGATATTGGAATGGAACAGCAGCGCAACCACTATCAGCGGTCAGTACGTCATTACCCCCAAATTATTTGCAGGTAAGAAAGAAACCACTGAAGAAGGTTCGGAAACTATTACCGGTGTCTATATGGGTCCATCGTTCCGCGATGAAAGTAACTATGGTTTATTCGGTTACAAGCAATTTGAGGAAATCTTCAGGCTTGATGCTAACGGTGGTATGATTGGCGGTTGGGTAATCGACAACAATAAGATAGCCACTTCTGACGGTTCACTTCAGCTATTATCTTCAGGAGCTATTTCCGCTCAACCTGATGGAGAAACCGCATGGCAACTCAACAGCGATGGTTCAGCGGTATTTGCCAAAGATAAGGTACATTTTAATGCTGACGGTAGTGCTGATTTTGAAGGCACTATTACAGCCGCAGCCGGTAAAATCGGTAGTTGGAGTATTAACGATAAAGCTCTTTATGGCAAAGGCATTTTGCTCGATGGCGAAGCTCAATATATCGGTGTAACCAACATTAGCGCGATATTAGGCGATGACGTTGGTGCTACGGTTGAAGCCTTTAAAAGTAACACTGCGTTACACGGTGGGGTGGCTATGTTCTATGAGAGCGGTACATCTTATGGCCTTGAAGGCTATAAAGTTCAAGACACAAACAAAGGTTCTAATCTTCAAATGCCACAAGTCGTTAAGGTGTTCAGCTTAGGTTCAACCAATTCAATAGCCGGCTGGAACTTTGACGATAACAGCCTATACATCGGCATCAAGAAAAATACCGCACAGTCCACCACTTCAGCAGAGGGCAGCATAACAATCGGAACCAACGGCATACGTGGCTACAAATGGTACATAGACGCTGACGGTTCTTTTAGCTTCCTTGGTGGAGCAGTACAATTAGGTACGGATGGCGGCAAGTTGGCAGGATGGGATATTAGCCAAGAAAGAATCAGCACAGAAACAGTTGCTCTTGTTTCCACTTCAGGTTATAACGGTCTGTACGTGACCACCGGAGAATTGGGCGAAACAGTAACCGACTATCGTAACACAATCAGCTCAAAGGGAGGTATTTACATTGCTGCCGACACTGACAATACACAATTATCAGGTTATAATTCAGTAGGCAAGCGAGTGTTCTGCCTCAACTCCAACAGCGAGCAGACTAATGTTATAGCAGGTTGGAAATTCACCGACACAGCTATTTACAGTGGTGATACAGACACGCTTGACGCAACCGGTTATACTCTTTCATCAAATAGCATTGTTTTGTCTGCTTCACGTCTGTCAGGCAATTACTGGAGTATTGCTTCAGATGGTTCAGGCTCTTTTGCAGCAGGAAATATTGCATGGAAGAAGAACGGCTCAGGCTCTATTGCAGGTGGTAAAATATCATGGAACGCTGAAGGCGATTTATCCTTCGATGAGAGTGTAACCATGATGTGGACCGATGCCGACAGTGAAATTCAAAGTAGTGCCGACTATGCTTCTATGCTTGCTTCAAGTCAGATGCTATATCGTGACCCTGAATTTAGCAATGAAGGCTACAATGGCACAGATGACTATTTAGGGTATTCGTACTTAACATTCAGCTATTCAGATGTTAAAGATTATATTGCAAGCACCGGCTTAACCTTCAGGGGTACCGATATTACAATATTGAATATTGCGATAGTTAAAGCTGACGGTACTGTAAACGAATTGTGGAGCGGTTCGGTAGAGCTTTCTGAGGAAGATATTGTTGAGTTTGTAAGTGCTGAAATCCTGTCAGGCATTGCCTTTGATGACGATGATACATTACGCATTACTTTACATGGCGAAGGTCCTGTATTACAACTGTATGCTTCAGATAGAGTTTACTTGACCGGTAGCAGTGAAGATATAGGTCAGCTTACAACCGGCATGGAGCGTCAATGGGTGGATAATGAAGAAGCTCCCAACAGCACATCAAAGGCAATGCAAATAACCGATTATTATTGGACTGCATTAGGTGACTATCGTTTGGGTGGCTTCACATTCAAGAATCCGGCAAAAGCTAAAGCCAAATACCTCGCACGTATTGTAGCCAATATCCCGACAAACTTCGCAATAGAGGAATGTAGCAACAACTGTACTGTAAATTGGGTTACATCTACTAAAGGCACAGGCGATTGGGAAGAATACAAGTGCGTAATTACTTGTGATGCTGACGGTGATGGTGAATTAGATACCGTTGGCAACTTTGCTTTAATCCCCACTCAGACGGTCAAAGGTGATAGTAGCTTGTCAATCAAATTGGAAATAATCACCATTTCTTCATCCGGCATTAAGAAAATCATGCAGATATATCAGTCTGTAGAATGGCAAGTGGCTACGGCTACTTTATACGATGTAGCTTCATCGGAAAAGGCTGTTACTACGATTGATAAAAATGGCATCTATACCGGCACTCTATCAGCTGAACAAATCGTATCAGGCACAATTGATGCTAAGTTCATCAACACTGAAGATATGGTGGCACAGAATGTTTTGGTGGGTGATTCTGAGGGGCAACACGTTAGTATAGACCCGACCGAAAAAGCCATCAAGATTTACGACAGTGAAAACCGCCTTTGCTCTACCTTCGATGGTAGTTATCATGATGATTTGTCAGACCTTATCGGCACACGTGATTCAGGTGACATTGAGATAAACAATGCGAGCCATGAAGCTATTAGTGTTGCAGCTGTATCAGGTGAGCTTTCATCTACGAAATCCACCACAGGCACAGTTGAGCTTGGTGAAATTTATACTCCAACTTCAACTGAAATAACGCTTAATCAAGGCTATATTTATTTATATGCTCATGCGGCAAGCAACAGTAAAACAATAATCAGCACCACAGGCGCAATCAATGGTAACAACAACACACTGGTTGGCGGCAGTACGGTTGTAACCACAACCCACTCAGCTTCAGCGACAATAAAGATTACGATAGCGACATATTCAGATGCAGGTCATAAGAAATTGCTCAACACTAAGACAATATACGAGCAAGGCGTTTCAGCTTCGGCAGGTGAAACAAACAGTAACACCTATTCAGTTGCTGACAACACCATTAAGACCGATTCAGGCGGCTATCATGTAATCAAATTGTCCTACTCAGTTTCGTCAGTATCTTCAGGTGATACCGCTTCATTGTCTTGGGGTTATAATGACACAACTGAGGTACCCATCACAGCTTCTTATAATACAGACACATACACCACTTGTTTCTTTGCCAACGGTTTTGTTCTCGGCACACGTAATGACAACTACGTAATGGCAAGAAGGACATCCAGTGGCATGACTTTCATGATGGAGAATAATGGCTATGGCTTTAGCTTCTCCGCTGACGGCATTAAGTACAAGAACAAGAATGGTGATTGGAAATATCTCGAATAACTAACACAAATATTATGGAACATTTCAGTACAAGCATTTTACAAGACTATCAAGTTACTATCTCAGGTGATATTGAGGCTATACAAAGTATCCTAAATGATAGCCAAACCATTTCAAAAGGTGCTTATACCGATTGATACATAATCTAATACTATAAACACACGCATTTCACCCGGTAGTTATTTATTAACTCTGGGTGAAATCATATTAACACTATTCTAATGAGCAGTGACATAGCACTAAAATTAGCTACGTTTGATTTGGCTCTTTCATCAAAAAACAAGTACACACTCAGAGATTTTAAATGGGTTGATAACACCGGTGAAAAGTATATCTACGGTGAAGTAACTATCTCAGGTGTGACTTACAAGGAGTTGCGGAGCAATGGGTTTTATATCCATATCCCCTACACTCCTTATTTCAAAGGTGTTAGGCTGAAAGTGACGTTTAAATCGGGCGGCATATCTCACTATGTACCACGCCCACCCCTACTTGATGGAGATTCTGATGAGTGGTTTGACATTACTCTCAAAGGTAGCAGCATCAAGGCTTCAGAACTTATAGCGTTGGCAGAGTCAGGTGATTATTACTTGCGATTTACTGATGATATGCAAGAATTGGAACTTTACAATGCCGAAATAAACGATGTGGAGATAATCGACCCTATCAACCAGAACGCTGCCCTATTGTTGGAGTGCGTTCCGGGTAACTACTATCGTTACCCTTCTGCCGGTGTAGGACTTGTGCGCTGGGTAAATTGCAGCGGTAATACAAATGATTTGGTTGACGTGCTTACAAGCGAGTTTGAAGCTGATGGAGTGTCTATCGCTTCAGCTAATATGGATTTAGACACAAACAACTTAGACATACAGCTAAATGGCTAAAACATACACTGTGCGTAAAGGTCAAAATATCTTCGATGTGGCGTTGCATATCTACGGCTCAATTGAAGGTGTGTTTGACCTATTATCATCCAACGAAGAACTTGGATATGATACAGAATTAACAGCAGGAACGAAACTGACATACAACGAGGGATATGTAATAAGCAGTACGGTACTTGATAAACTGTCTGATGAAGGTTTAAGACCTGTTAACGGTGAACGTGGCGTGTATTTTAAAAGCACTACTGAACGTTTATGTGCTTTTGGTCATGTTGGCGATGTTGACTCAGTATCATTCAGGGCGCAAGGTGCAGGCTATATTATCGTTGATTGGGGTGATAATACAGATTTGGAAGTCATCAAGTTAGCAACTAAGGGTAAGACCACGGAACACGTGTTTGATGACGAGCTTTCATCGCATATCATTAAAATCTATGGCAACACCTTTGGCTTTCATTTATTTGATACCACCAACCTTTGCGATAGTCTATATTTAACGGCTCCCATTGTTGCGTATTCTTACATCACTAACTCCACCGCCCCGATTATGGATAGCCTATTCTTATTCAATGAAACTACAAATCTCGACCTGCAAGGTTGTAAGATTTCAGACCTGTCATCGGTCATCTCACTCGACCAATTGCAGACCCTGAATCTTCAAGATGCGAGATTTGCAAGTATCAGTGTTATAGATGATTACTTGGCGGAGCTGTACAAGGTGTGTGCTTCCAGAATAGGCTGCAAGGTCTATCTTACAACACCACCTTCTAAAACAGGCTTGGCAATTATCAATAAGATTATTACAGACCCGGTAGGCAAAGAACGCGGCTGGGAATTTTATATTAACGATACAGTACTGAAATAATGAGCAGAACGATTAGAGAAATCTATGAGGACATCGTAACCAGCCGTAATACGTTCTTAAATACAGCTGAGTACGTTGAAACTCCGGTAGATGCTTCAAGTATTACCTCCAAGATGTCAGTGCTTAATGCCTTGTCTTGGGTAACGGCAGCTTGTATTAACGCCTTTGAAACGCTGTTAGATGTGTTTAAAGTTGATATTGTGAATGACTTGCAAGGGCGAGTGAACGGTACTCCGGCTTATTATGCCAATGCCCTTCTTAAATATCAATCAGGCGATACATTGGTGGTAGATGAAGAAAAAGCCACATTCAGCTATGCCGAAGTCAATGAAACCAAGCGCGTAATCACTAAGGCAGCTTATGCCGAAATTGAAGAAACCGGCTTTCATGATAGACAATTGATTTTGAAGGCTGCAACAGGTTCGGCAGGTAACTATCAGGCTATTGATGCAAGTGAGCTTACCCAAATCAATAGCTACATTAAACAAATTGCTTTTGCCGGAACCCATGTTGAGGTAATCAGCCTTGAAGGGGATATACTTGTTCCTCGTCTGACGGTATATTATGATGGTTTGATTAATTCAACCGAGCTGATGGATAACATTCGTACAGCTTTAGATGAGTTTATTAAGAACCTCGACTTTAACAGTTGGATTTACTATCAGCATATCATCGACACCATTCAGGCGGTTGACCACGTTGTTGATGTTGACGCAAGCAAAGATGGTCAAGGTATCTTTATTAGATTGCGTGGCGATAACGGCACATTGGGCGAAGAACAAGCAATTGCAAGACGTTTTATCCCCAACTCAGGCTACATCAAAGAAAGCGATGATAGTTCCGTTACTAAGAAGTGGAACGAAACAATTGTATTGGAAGTTGAAACTGACAACTAATGAGGTACAGTATTAACTTTGAAAAACTAATTAATCGACTTCTGCCGCATTTCCTTTGCGGTAGGAAGTTGATTTTAGTTATACGCTCACTGGTAGAGCCGTTACAATCACTGAATGATGAATGGTGTGAATGGGCGCGAGAAAAGCGTATAGAAACACGCATGACATCTCAGGTGATACTTTTTGAGTGGTATTTGAACCGCAAGTTTAGCAAGTATTTTTTAGATCCACAAACATCAATCACAATTGATAACGGTGAATCTCAGGGTACGGCTTTTTACTTTCAATCGCAAGAAAACGATTCTGATGAAGGTGTTAATCCAATCTTACGGCTTGAAACTGAAGTAACCAACTCAGGAATAACAGAATCAGCTATACTTTTTACACAAGCCGAAAACACCACACTCGGTTTCAGCTTTGTTGTGAATGTGCCGGCAATCAACACTGCCGCTATCAAGCAGGAAGTATTCTTATACTCACTGAAGTATTACATCGACAAATATAAAATCACCAATAAAACTTACAAAATAATTATAACTGAATGAAGGAATTTACTTCTCAGACAGGTGGTAGATACACCTACATTGACGATATAATCAACCTTCAGGAATTGGCTCTTGCTATCAACAACATCTTTGCGGATTGCGATAACTTCGTGGTTTCAGGCTGTTCGGTTAGCGGTAGTACAATTGCAAGCGGCTATGTATATCTCAATGGCAAAATCAGGCGTTTCGATGGAGCGACAAACGTTAAGTTCCCTTGCTATATTTATGAGAACGACACCAACGAATCGCTGAAGTATGCTGATGGAAACACTAAGGTTGGTCGTGTCAACTATGGCTGTGCTGCTTCAAGTACGCTCCCAAGCAACAAACAATATATCAGCGTAACATCAACCGGAGCGGTAGGTATCAAAGAAGCCTTCTTCGGAAAATACGCCCTACTCCTATCAAGCAACGGAGCTTCAAGTCAGATTGGCAACGAAGTGACTTTCACCAACAATGTTACCTTCAGCAGTCCGATTATTTTGGATGATGCAGTTAAATTTGGATCTGCGACATCTAATAACTCAATCTCATACTCAAACAACGTTCTAACCGTTCAATCTCAGACTGACGATAAAATCTACAAGATGGAAATATCTGACAACGGTTTTATCTTTGGTGTGAATAGTAACACTATCATGCAGGTTGAAGGCGAGAGTGTGGTCGTAAGTATGCCGGCTCAATTCGGTACAGCCACCATAGGCGATATTACAATTTCAAGTGACTGTATCATCAACAATAGTTCAGCTTTAGACACCGGTACTATCAATATTAACTTAGGCGAAACCACTTCAGCTTATTATCGTAATACTGTCATTGGTAACGGTAAAGGCACTGCCTTATTGAATGTTGTAGGTAAGACCGGAGCAATTACAGCTAATGGTGAGTTGGTAGCAGCTAAGACCGGTAAGAATGGCTTGACAGTTAAGAATGGTTCATATACTTGCGCTAATGCCGCCTTACTTGCATCTATCGCATGGAAAGATCGCAATGACCAAGTGTTTGGCACGATTGGTTATATTACCGATAGCGATAAGGCGTTCATCGTTCAGAACACAGTTGGAGATTTACGCTTCCAAGCTAACGGTATTGCTGACTTTGCTTGTGACATCAAGGAAAACGGAGAACTACTGTCAACCAAATACACCACCAGCACTACATTTGAAGCTGAGAAGGAAGCCGTAGACGCGCATTTTACTAAGTTGGAGAAGGAAATGTTCACCCTTGTAGATTGGACCACATTAGGTAATACAGGAGTGAAAGTTAAGCAGATGGGTTCTGTCGTTAATATCGTTGGTGTTATCACATCCGGATTAGCTGATGGCTTAACTTTACCCGAAACAATAGCTGCTCCTACCGAAACAATAGCATGGGTAGCACCTGCAAGCGGAACAATATCTTTAGGCACATCATCAAATGGCATAATTGCCGGTAATCAAGTAATAGGCTCAGGATTGGTAGCATCCGGCATCCAATGGAAAATAGAAGCAGGTAGCCGTACACTTGAAATACTATACAACCCTTACGTAACTTACGAAGCTATTTATATTAACGTAACATACATGGTATAATAATGAAAATTCACAAAGCACCGCGTAACGCGCAAAGTATGCGTTTAGCCGAATTAGAAGCCGCTAAACGCGCAGTATTAGAAGTAGAAGCTCAACAAAAAATAGAAGCCGATGACGTTAGAGGAAATGCTGGAGCAACCGAGGAAGCCAAAGAAAATCAAGAGGAAAAGGGGCAGACCGAGGAAGCCAAAGAAACGACCGAAAAAGCCGGGAGCAAAACTAAAGCAAGTAAAGTTCGAGCAAACTAAAGTTGGGCATTTTCTAAAATATGAAGCACCGCTGGAATACAACCTGATTGTAGAAGCCAGCGGTGCTTTTGCCCCTACCCCTGAGCTAATTGAAGGTATAGGCTATATGTCGCTATCTCCATTATTCAAGAAACCCAAGTTCCGTAAAGCATTGATTTTATATAGGGAAACAGGTTTAACTCCGGGTTTTGCTAAGAGAGCGAAACCGGTAACGATGACTACCAAATTATATTATGACAAAATCAGAAGGGCGCATCAACATTAAAATTGTAAAAATATAATGATTTTTTGCATTTTATATACCACGTTGTCACAGTTTTTGTTGTGATATTTGTGACAATATAGACACAATTAGAAAGTGACTATCATAGCTAAAATTCAACTTAATATTTCAACAATCCAATGAAGGATTTTACCATTACTGTAAAAAAGCTCACGGATGCTGACCTTATGCGAGAAGCGTGTGAAATGACATTTATAGGAAAAAGTGGTCAATCACTGCTATCTATGTATAAATCAGAACATAGTCCGTGCCGCACTCAGCTATTTTGGATTACACTCCATAACATTCCGTTGTTTGTATCAACTCACATCCTCCGTCACCACGTTGGCTTGGTTCCATTCCAACTTACTTGTCGTGATGACCGCAAAGGTGGCAACCCCGGCTTAATCTTCAAAGCTGAGGAAATGAAGGAACAATTACGCGCTCTATCTGATGACATTGCTAACAATCGTATGGGGGATTGTCAGGAAACGATAGGTAGCATGATTAACGAGATGTCATGGATGCAAGAAAATACCGACCGTTACACACCTGTTAATCTTGGTCTATGTATCAACGCTCAAAGCCTGATTGATATGGCAAAGCTGAGATTATGTCAACAAGCACATTGGCAAACAGTTACAGTATTTAAAGCACTGAAAGCTAAGATTGCTGAAGTAGACCCCGACTTAGCTACATTGATGGTTCCTAAATGTGTTTATCGAAATGGTCTATGTGGTGAGCCGCGTTGCTGTGGCTATAATACTTCAGAAACTTTCAAAAAAACACTGAAAGAATACTTATCCAACTTCACCAATAAACAAAAAGGAGCAATCCAATGATTATGATTACCAAACGTGATGGTCGTGTCGTTGAGTTCGAAAAGGAGCGAGTTCAACAAGCCATCATTAAAGCGATGCAGTCCGTTAAGATTGAAACGGAGGCATCTAAGAAAACTGCTGAACAAATTGCATCGAATGTTCAAGCGCAAATAGCCAAAGATGCGCGTAACATCACGGTCGAAAAGATACAAGACCTTGTGGAGAAAGAACTGATGGTGAGCAATTACCCCTCAGTTGCCAAAGCATATATCTTGTATCGTGACACTCGTAACAAGGTACGTAATTCTAAGAGCGACCAAATTATTAACGATATTGTTTGCGCTAAGAAGAACGATGTCACCAGAGAGAACGCCAACATGAACGCTGATACCCCTGCCGGTATGATGATGAAAATCGCAAGTGAGCGCAGTAAGGAGTTTGGCTTCAATTACCTTCTCTCAAAAGAAGCTGCTGAGGCGGTTGAAGATAATATCTTGCACGTACACGATTTTGATTACTATCCTACAAAATCGCTGACCTGCCTTCAACATCCCATCAACAAGATTCTTTCAGGTGGCTTTCAAGCAGGTCACGGTGAATCTCGACCGGCAAAACGTATTGAAACAGCCAGCATACTTGGTTGTATTTCGATGGAAACAGTTCAAAATGAGATGCATGGTGGTCAAGCTATCCCTGCTTTCGATTTTTACATGGCTCCTTATGTTCGCAGCACATTTGTTGAGGAACTGAAGAAAATAGAAGCATTACAAGGTATTGACCTTTCAAGCTATTACGATGCTAAGGTTGATGATTTTATTACCTTAGAGCTTGAAGGAACAGATGAACAAAGAATGGTACAACACGCGATTAACGAAACTGTTAAGCGAGTTCATCAAGCTATGGAAGCCTTTATTCACAATTTAAATACCATTCATTCTCGTGGTGGTAATCAAGTTGTATTTAGCTCAATCAACTATGGCACAGACACTTCAGCGGAAGGTCGTTGTATAATACGTGAGCTTTTAAAAACTACTCAACGTGGTGTGGGTAACGGTTCAACCGCAATCTTCCCCATTCAGATTTGGAAGAAGAAACGCGGTGTAAACTTCTTGCCGGGTGATCCCAACTACGACCTTTATTCGTTGGCTTGCGAAGTAACTGCTAAACGTTTCTTCCCCAACTTCATTAACCTCGATGCTACTTTCAATCAGCATGAGAAATGGAGAGCTGATGACCCTGAGCGTTATATATATGAAGCCGCAACTATGGGTTGCCGCACTCGTGTATTCGAAAACGTAAACGGTGAGAAAACTTCAGTGGGTCGTGGTAATCTCAGCTTCTCAACCATTAATCTCCCCGGATTGGCGATGAGCTGCATGGATATTAACGACCAAGAAGAACGCATTGCAGAGTTTTATAAGAAACTCGATGAGGCTCTTGACATCATGGCACGACAACTATACGACCGTTACAAATTCCAGTGTACAGCCGAAGCAAAGCAATTCCCCTTGCTTATGTCAGGTTTATGGGTTAATTCAGAAAATCTCAAACCAACCGATTCTGTGGAGTCGGTATTAAACCAAGGCACATTAGGCTTAGGTTTCATTGGCTTGGCTGAGTGTTTGATTGCTTTAACAGGTCATCATCACGGTCAAGACGAGGATTCTCAAAAATTAGGTTTGGCTATCGTTACTCGCATGAAGAATAAAGCCGCTATATTAACGAGCCATTACAAACTTAACTTCTCAGTTCTCGCAACACCGGCAGAAGGCTTGTCAGGTAAGTTTACCAAGCGCGATAAACTCAAATATGGCATTATTCGCGGTATTACTGATAAAGACTACTACACAAACTCTAATCACGTGCCTGTCGCTTATAAATGTAGCGCAGCACATAAGGCAGAAGTTGAAGGTCCGTATCACGAGCTTACTCGCGGTGGTCATATCTTCTACGTTGAACTTGATGGCGATGCAACTCACAATGTAGAAGCTATCATGGATATTGTAACCCTGATGGATAAGTATAACATTGGTTATGGCTCAGTTAATCATAATCGTAACCGTTGTTTGGATTGTGGGTATGAAGATGCTACCAAAAACTTAAAGGTTTGCCCTAAATGTGGTAGTGAGAACATTGACAGATTGCAGCGCATTACAGGCTATCTCGTAGGTACAACTGACCGATGGAATAGCGGTAAGATTGCAGAACTTAACGATAGAGTTACACACGACTAAGTATGTATCTATCAGTTGCTAAGATTGTAAGCTCAACCTCGGTAGATGGGGTTGGGCTTCGCAACTCTTTATACGTTTCAGGTTGCCCGATACATTGCGAAGGGTGTCATAACTCTAAGTTTTGGGATATTCAATCTGGCACACAGATGAGCGTTGAAGAAGTCTGCAATAAGCTGAATGAAGATGAGTTCAACATCTCGATTTTGGGTGGTGAACCGTTAATGCAATATGAAGAAATCCTCGCCCTATGTAAGATGATTAAGACACGTTATCCCTACAAAACAATCTGGATGTGGTCAGGATATGGTTTAAGCCTCATTAGAGAACGTTACACGGAGATTTTACGTTACATTGACACATTGGTTGACGGACCATTCATCAAAGCGTTAGCAAGCTCAGAATTGCTCTGGCGCGGTTCATCAAATCAACGAGTAATAGACAAAGCACAATTTTTCTCTGAAGCGAATTGTTGATTTAATAAGAGTAATGGATTGCAAATAAACTTCCACCCTGAGATTTAAAAATATCGGTGGTATCGACTTTATATATGCAAATTTAAATTCACGGAAGAAATTTAGCATGAAATTGTGTCGTAATAATATTGTTACATAAGCACTTACGAAATTAACAAATAATCATTCAGAAATTTTTAATAATTTTAATCAACCAAATCATTAACTTTTTAGTATCTTTGCTACAAAATCATAGAGATGATTAAAAAGAAAGGAACCTTCACGGTCCACGAAGAAGGTTCTGACATTAATGAGTTATTAGATTCTGTGGACACATTGCCGAATGGTACGTATAACTACTTACTGTACGACAATAAAAAGAATCGCTCTTTACCTCAATTGAAGTATCTATTTGGTGTAGTTCTGAAAACCATCTCAGATGAACTTCCGAACCGCCCACCGGTAGACGCTCTTTACAGGTATTTTGAGGAACAATTTGCTCCTGTTCATACCTGCGAAGTATCTGGTCATCGTTTTGATTACCGTGACCTTAAAAACGAAAAATCAATTGAGATGAATGATGTTATAACTAAGGTCATTCATCACGCAGAACAGCATTGGGGCATTAAGGTGCCTGATTCGGACATCATTAAATCGCCCAGCGCACAGGAGTTATACATTGGCGCGTATGCTGAAATGTGGAGAAACTATCTTGACACTTAAATTATAACTCATTCAGATTATGTCAATTGAAGAATCCTCGATGTCAATGCTTGACATCCTCATGGCATCGCAGCAGACCCATGATGAAGCAAAAAAGAAAGCTGCCTCAGAAACATCTACCCAGACTAACTACTTCAGAATGGATAAAGATGGCAAATACCTTCTTCGCGTATTGCCTCTTGTTCCGGTGATTGATGCTGATGGTAAGCCTGTCCTGCCTATGGAACGCACCGGCTATGAATACCCCATCCGCGAACAGTTGCTTAAAATTGACACAGGTAAGGTAGACAGCAAAGGTAAAGATGTGTTCGCCTATGTCAATGTTATTCACACTGCACTTGTATTCAACAACCTTACAGCAGACCCGATTGACAAGTACGTTCAACTTGTTAATCAACTCCACTCTGACGATACTAAGCTCTGTAAAACGCTTGCCGGAAGCTCATACAACAATGGCATCCGTTACGATTACAAGCACTCAATGTATGTCCTGAACCTCGAAGATTTATCTAAGGGTATTCAGGTAATGCAAATTTCACATCCTCAGTATAAGGAGCTTGAAGCTGTAAAACTTGACCTTTGGAGCAAACTCAGTTCTAAAGCTAAAGGTAAACAAGTGTTCTGTCCGCTTTCATCAATCCAAGATGCTTATACCCTTGAAGTTACTCGCGGAACAGAAGGTGGTAAGACAACCTATCGTTATAGTATTGACGTAATTGGCGATACCCAACCCCTCGACCAAAAGACCGTACAAGCGTTGTTCGATGCGCCCAGACTTCCTGAATTGCAATATCGCTACACTCGCCGTATGCTTGAAGGTACAATTGTATTCCTCAAACAAATGGATGCACGTCATGGCATTAACATCATGGCAGAGCAAGAAATGATTGACTGTTTGGACCAAGTTAAAATGAACTTGCCGGCAGATGACCAATCACACTTCAGCATTGACGTTAACAGCGATGATGAAGCAGCAAACCAAAGCGATACTTTCGAACAGATTTACGCTCAATGGCTGAAGATGGAGGCTGATGGGGTTGATGACCGCAGCGATGAAGGCAACGAGTTCCGCACTCGCCTCAGAACTTTCGTAGATGACAACGACATCGACATCCACATCAAACGTCAGATGACTAACGGTGAAGCAGTACAAGCTATTGCTGACATCTTAGGCTTTGACAGTGATGCAAACGCTCCGGCTGCACAAGCTGATGATGACGATGACCCTCGCAACAGCCGTAACGATGATACCAACGAGCCGGCTGTACGTGTTCGCCCAACTCACCCCAGAACACGATAAACCCACTTAATCAACTTTATATCAACCAATGTATTAGGGTGTGTGTAACAGCACACCCGAAGTACATTTTTATACTTATGACAAAAACAGTAAAAAGACCTATATTCTTACTACTCAATGATATACACGTAAGTAAGAATGATATTAAGGCGTTTTGTGATAACTGGGATGAGGCATTGACGGTGGCTCACTTTCACGATATTAGCAAGATTATTATCGGTGGTGATTTATGGGAATCTCGTTCTGGCCAAACACTATCTACATTGTCTGCTGTTCGTGACGCTTTAATGCAAGCGAAGCAAGAAGGTATTGATGTGTATATAGCAGAAGGGAATCACTGTAAAGTGGACCAAGAAGCAACTATCGGTTATAGTCATATCTTCAGTGAATATCCCGGTGTTACCGTTGTTGATGAAGCTCTCATGCTTACTCATGTTGATAATGTCGCTCTTACTGTTATGAGTTATTTCCCTGAGAACGGCAGTTTTGTTGAGCGTTATGAAAGCATTGCTAAAGAGATTGACCCTAATTGCTATAACATTCTCTACATTCACCAAGGCATTAACGGAGCATTATCTACAAGCAGTGATTCAGAATTGCCTGCTACAATGTTTAAGGCTTTCGATAAAGTGCTTGTAGGCCATTATCACGACCGCTGTAAAATCCCCGGAACCAATGTAGAATATATCGGAGCATCACGTCAGCACAACTTTGGCGAAGATGAGATGAAAGGCTACACCATTGTTTATAGTGATGGTAGTACCCAATTCATTCAGAACGAAGTAAACCAACGATACTTAGTAATTACCGTTCAAGCCAATCAACTTGATACATTACCCACCCTCACTGAAAGCAATGTAAAAGTAAAGCTGAAAGTAGAATGTGCGCCTGAAGAAGCTAAGAGTATTAACCGCAATGCTTTAATTAATGCCGGTTATGCCAAAGTTGAAATTGCGTCTAAAGAAGTAATGTTAACACAATCAGCTGATGGTACCGGGTCATTTGATTCCAAGTTCGATATTGCAGGAATCAAAGAAGAATACAAAAGTTTCTGCACTCAAAAAGAAATCGACAACGTTCAATTAGGCTTAAATTACCTCAACAAAATCAATTAAGCTATGTGGCAATTAAAAAACATCTACGCTAAAAATGTCTGCGTATTAGAAGAACTTAATTATACCCCGAAACAAGGCTGCACCACCCTTATTTTCGGTTATAATGCCGACAATGAATCTCAACAATCTAACGGCTCAGGCAAATCAGCTTTAATAGAAGCTATTGCAATTGGTCTGACCGGTGAACCTCTACGCCCCATAACCAAGTTAGAAGAAATTATCAATGACGAACATGATGAAGCTACAATCCGATTAACATTGGATAATCAGGCTAATAACAAGTCTATGATAATTAAACGTGTCATTAGTCGCAACGCTTCACAAGCTATCACAGTATCATTCAGAGATTTAAATTCTAATGGCGAATATGTGGCTGAAGTGCAAGCCAATGTAAATGAATATAATAGATTTATTCTCGACACAATTGGTATCAGCAAGGATGATGTGTTCTCTAATTTCATTCTATCAAAGCACAAGTATAAATCATTCCTGACTTGTTCGGACAGAGAGAAGAAAGAACTTATCAATCGTTTCAGTAATGGTGTGTTGGTTGATGAGTCTATTGAATATCTTGGAAAGGATATTGCCGCACTTGAAGCTGATTTACACAACAAAGAGATTACAGTATCTTACGACCAAGGTCAACTGTCAGCTATTAATAGCCAGATAGAAAGCCTTGAAAATAGCGCACCTGAAAGAGAAGCCGCTAAACTTCAGACTATTGAAAAGACCAAACAGGCTATTGAACGTGCATTAGAAGATATTGCCAATCATAAAAAAGAAATTGAAACGTGTAACAATCTTATTAATGAGGTTGAAGAAGCTGACAAGGAGTTACAATCACTTCAGAATAGTTCACAAAATATTTTCACTGTGCATGGTTGCGTGATTAAGGTTCTTGAACCTATCAAGGGTGCAATATTAACAGATAGCTATTTGGTTAAAGCACAAAGAAGCAAAGATGAGTTTCTTGAAAAGGATAAAATAGCAAATCAATTAGAAGAAAAGCTGTTTACCCTCAAAAATGAAGCGAGTGCAGCAGAGATAGATGTTGATAAGGCAAACAAGTTGTTGGTTCAAGCTGAAGAAGTTAAAGAAAGCAAGTTAGCTTCTTTGCGCGTTGAATATACTGCAATTAAGCACCAACAAGCTGATATAGAACAAGATATAGCTCGTGAAAAGAAAAAACTAAGTGTATGTGAAGCAGCTTTGATGCAAGCTAAGACTAAGCTAATGAGTGCGATTGCTTGCCCGAAATGCTCTCACGCCTTTGTTGTATCTTCAGGACAATCGGTAGATGAGCTTAATGATATTGTAAGGGAACAAACTGAAGCCATTGTAACCATTAAGAAAGACATCGAAAATAAGACTATACAGGTAGAACAAAAAGAAACTCAACTAAAAGAGCTAATGGACTCTGTAGAAGTGGCACGAGCTGAATGTAACGCAATAGCTGATGCCTTACACAAATGCAAAGTTGCCAGCAGAGAAAAACAAATCGAATTACAAAACGTACAGTGGCAGGTGGATAACGCTGTTAAGTCAATGAATGACTTGGTAGATTCAATGCTTAAAATTAGAGAGCGTATGTTTGATGATGCTTTTGATAGTTTGGACTGTGTAATACGCGGTTATCGAAACACTATCAGACAACACGATGCTGAGATAACGGTGTTGGATAACATGATACCCACTTACTATGACACAATAGATAAGCTCGAAAAGCAGACAACCGATGACGCATTGATTGATGCTAAAAAGCGACAAAACAGACAAGAAATAAGTTTAAGCAGCCATCTCAAAGAATTACACAACATCGAAAACGAACTGAACGAGTTGAAGATGCAAGAGCGTAGGTTTGTTGACTTTAAGACGCACTTGGCTAATTCTAAGATTGATGCACTTTCACGAATTACTAACGACTTCCTTGAAAAGATTGGCAGCGACATTCGTGTGCGCTTTGCCGGTTTTACCCTACTTAAATCCGGCAAAATTAGAGATAAAATCTCGATTGGAATTATTCGTGACGGCATTGATTGTGGTTCGTTTGGCAAATTCTCCGAAGGTGAAAAGACACGAGTTAACTTAGCAAGCATCTTGGCTTTGCATACCCTCAGCAATCTCGACAGCGATAAGGGTAACGGCCTTGACTTGCTTGTTCTCGATGAAATCTTGGATGCAACTGATGAAAGTGGTTTGGCAAGTATGTTTGATGCGCTCAACTCCCTTCAAATTACATCGTTGGTTGTAAGTCATGGTCTTATACACGAGAACTATCCCCACAAATTAGTGGTGGTCAAACATAACAACATAGCTAATATAATTATTAATGAATCATGAAGTAAAAGAAAAAGTAACCAGAGAACAAGTTCTTAGCCTCGACATCGCCACACATTGCGGTTATCACTCAGTATATTCCAGTGGTACGTGGGATTTTACCGAGGCTAAACATCGAAATGACAATAAACAACACAAAGCCTTCCGCGACACATTAATCAACTACATACAAAAGTATGGTATCAAACAAATTGTCGCGGAAGATGTGAGTGCCGGCAACGCCATCGGTGGCTTTAAATCCTCAGTGAAACTTGCTGAATTTAGGGGAATCCTATTTGAAGTCTGTGACGAGTTGAACTTACCCGAACCTGCTTTTGTAAATCCCAAAACTGTCAAGAAATGGGCAACCGGTAGCGGCAATGCTGATAAAGATATGATGAAGCTGTTTTGTGTTAGACGTTGGGGAATTACCCCAATTGACGATAATGAAGCTGATGCAACACATATCTTCTATTACTACATCATCAAATACAACTTATAACCAATCTATCATCACAACAATATGAGTCAAAGTAGAAGGCTTAGGCGATTAAAAGAGAGGATTATCTCACAAAATTTCGCGGTACTTGGGGATTTGCTAATGGAATTTTACGCTTTCCTATCCAAGAAGCCACAACCATCTGATGAAGAAGTTCGGGTGGAATTTAATAAACGTAACAATACATGGAAAAGGTATTGTGAAGCTAAAGGTTTACCTGCGGCTGCATCTGATTTATTTGTTCAAGAGGTTGCAGCTTCATGGGAGAAGAAACAAGCCAATCCAAGCGAAAGCGAAGTACGCTAACTGACGAAGAAACTCAAAGGCGTAATCAGCTATTCAACGAACTTATCAAGCCTAAATTTAGGATGATATACAAGTTGACTCGCCAATACACCAATGACTTCGCTGATGTGAAAGAGTTTTATTACTCAGTCCTCACGATATTGTATAAAGGTATCGAAACTTATGATCCGACAACAGATATTCGACCGTGGATTCACATTTGCACAAAACGTCATGTGTATAAGTTGAACCGTGAGCGATGGAAGCAAGAACAACGCAAGGACTTCGATTGTAATGTATCTGAGCAGGTGGCAGGTAGTTATGAACTTGATGACATCTCAGCTAATGCGATGACAATTGACAACTACCGTACAATGCTCAGTGATGATATTTTGATAGCTTTAGATGGACTCAAACCAATGTACCGAGATGCTTTTATCCTTCAGACAACAGGTTATTCACTGAAGGAAATAGCTGAAATTGAGTACGAGAAGGGCAATCTAAGTTCTCCTAATATCGACACGATTAAGAGTCGCTTGTTCCTTGCTCGACAACAGTTAAGAAACTCACTACATCGAGATGGAACAAGGAAGATTGCTAAAAAACACAGTTAAGTTGCTATCAATCCTTCAAGACAAGCTAAACTCCCCTCTTAAATTATCACAAGGGGGGAGTACCCAAAAAGCGTTGGCGGCTTTCAATACGAGGATGGCAAAAGAATATGGTGAACTGGGGGAAGAACGGTTAACCGACTTTATCATTTTTGCAGCATATAACAGGCGTAATAGCATACAACCTCAGCAAGCTAACGTGATTTTTGGTCCTACGGCTATATCTAAGTTCAGGGAACGAAAGCACCAACAGCGATATTATGAAGATTTGTGGCTTGAAGGCGGTGGTATTTCTCGCAGTTATTTACTCGACCAAATACGCGACCTTAGCCAACACCCACAAGCTCAATACATATACGTTGAAGCTGAGGAACCGACCAAACGCAGAATGTTGAACCAACGAGTAGGATATGTGCTGTGTCAGGAATCAACATTAGGTTGGAGTCCGCTTTCAGCAGCTTGTCATGAATGTAGTTATATCAATGACTGTAAACGCGAAACACAAAAAAATTATCCGGAATTATATAGATTAAGAAGCGAATATGGCACCGCTAAATAAATCAAATCCACTTCTCACGGAGGAATTTCTGGGGGATTTGTATTCGTCATGTCTTAATAATGAATACATCTTAGCGGTTATGACAGAACACCTTGATAAGTCCATGCTACCCAACAAGGATTATCAAGCACTTCACACTGCCATAACCGACTATTATAAGAAGAATAAAAAGATACCGCAAGAATCGGTAATCATGCAGTCTTTGGCATCGTCACGTGCTGCACGTTCTTTGTTTGATGAGATATTGTCAGACTATAATAATGCGCTGCCGACCGCTGATGCAATGGCTCAGCTTGAAACGTATATCAAACAGGTCAAGTTTCAAAAAACGTATCAGGAGCTTATCGACTTATACAACCGTACAGGCGTAGATGCAGCGACAAAACGGTTGGTGGAATATAGCGATTGGGTTAATAAGTTCTCTTTACAATCTGCTGAGTTTGTCGATATTACAGGCAACTTCACCCAGCGATATGTGCAAAACAAAGAAAAGCGTAACACTGAAGGACAAGCTAAAGAAGTTGTGCGTTTCTACATTGATGAGCTTGATATACGTAACCAATCACGTAATCTTCGCGGTCAGTTATCATGTTTTCTTGCACCCACCGGTGTTGGTAAATCTCACATCGCACGTTGGGTAGGTAAATGTGCGTGTCAAATGGATGGTCTTAACGTACTTCACTTTCAGCTTGAAGGTAGTGAAGCTGAAGTTATTGACGCATATTCAGCTTCATTGGCATCATGTAGCACCTATAAGTTTGAGAATGGCTTGTTGACCGACAAGGAATTACAGGAGATTGAGGAAGAACTTAAACAGGTATCAGGCAAGCTATATGTTAAGTCTTACCCTAAGTTCAATTCTCAGGTATCAACCAAAGATATTCATAAGGCGATTCAAGACTTTAAGCGCAAATACAAATTCGCACCCGATATTATCATTATCGACTCTATGGACTTGTTAACAGACGCTTCGGGTAAACATTACAGCGACCAAGGAGAACGCTTGAAACGTATTAATGTGGCGAATGACCTGAAGGACTTAGCGAGTGATGAGAATGTTTGGATTGTCGTAACGTATCAATCAACCATCGAAAACCAAGAGTGGTTAAACGATGAAAAGAATGTACTGACAGCTTATAACACAGCGGAAGCCAAAGGTCTTGCTCGACCGCTTACCCATTTGATAACTCTTAACCAGTCATCACGCGAGGAAAAAGAAGGTACGATGCGGCTTCATGTGGCTAAGGCTCGATTCTTCAGGAAGGGTGAGGCTTTCAGAATTGCTACTGATTATGAGCATGAAAGGTTTTATGATAAGAAGCGAACAATGAATTTAGCGTTATGTAGTAGAAGCTGAGAGATAACAATGGTTTAAGTTTTCTCAATTTTTCTCTCAAATTTCTCTCAAAAAATCACACCGGAGAGAATTTGAACAACCTATTCTGAGAGAAAGCATAAACCACATTCTCTCAGATAATGAAACGTAAACTAAACATTTTAATCGCTTGTGAGGAAAGTCAAGCGGTATGTATGGCATTTCGCAAACTGGGTCATATAGCCTTCAGTTGTGACTTACTTGATTGTAGTGGTGAACACCCAGAATGGCATTTTAACCACGATATTAATACCGTTTTGGATAAATCAAATCTCACTCTTCAGAATGGGCAAATAGCTGAGGTAGATGGGGTTTGGGATATTATGATAGCTCACCCCCCCCTGTACGTACTTAGCCGGCAGTGGAGTTAAATGGTATTATCACCCTGATGACAAACACCTTCCGACTGAATGGCGCAGACCTCATCCTAAATTTCCTAACAGAGCAAAAGATAGAGAAGAAGCTGCTAACTTCTTTATGTCTTTGATAAACAGCGATATAAAGCGTATTGCAGTAGAAAACCCGATTGGCATTATGAGTACACGCTATCGAAAGCCGGATATTAAAATCCATCCGTATATGTTTGGCGACCCATACAGCAAAAATACTTGCCTGTGGTTGAAGAACTTAAAGCCACTTCATCCCAGTAAAGAAACCGATGACCACGGTGAATATGTCGTATTTAAAAGTGGTAGCAAAATAGCCAAATGGTATCACGAAGCGTTCAGCAAGACAAGGACCCCTGAAGCTCGTAGACGATTGCGCAGTAAGACTTTTCCGGGTATCGCTCGTGCAATAGCTGAACAATGGACCATTCAGATAGCTCTCGAAGAAGGACTACTTGACGAAAAAGAATTGGAGATTTTAGGTGAGGACTACCCCACCCTCGATATAAATGATAGCGAACAGCTTAAAGTCATTGAAGATAGAGAACAAAAACTAATAGAGTATTGGCTAAATAAAGGTATGTAATGTATTATGTATTATTCAAAAGACGAGCGCGAACACATTATCCAAGAGCTGATAATTGAGCTTCACGCCAACTATGATGGTGGTCGTAAAAATCTGCTTGTACCTGAGTGTCCTTATTGCGGTAAGGGCGGCTCAAAGTTCGGCATTTACATCGGTCCTGAAACCGGGCGTAAGAAGCCATTCATGTCGCACTGCTTTAAATGTGGTCACACAACAAAGGAACTACCTCAGCTGCTCAAAGATATTGGTAGACCTGATTTAATTGCTGAGGAAACAACACAGATTGCACCATTAGAAGTATCGTCTTTCTATTCGCTGAATAATGATGAGGAGATTGATGATGAACTTGTTATCGTCAATATGCCTGAAGGATGGAAACGCTGCTTTCAGGATAAGTATCTTAAAGGTCGTGGCTTTGTTTATGATGATTATGACTATTTTCCGGTAGGTACGACACGAGGACTGAATTTTAAATACGATAACTATGTCTTATTTCCCATCATTGATTCAGGCGATATTGTAGGTTATATTGGCAGACACAAATGGACCAAAGATGCTATTGATGAATATAATGATGAAGCAAGGCGCAAAGGCAGGTATGAAATCAGACGTTACAACAATAGCACTGAAAACGACTATGTTAAGCTGTTATACAACTACGATGCAGTAATAGAAGATGAAACTGATACAGTTATTCTGTGTGAAGGTATCTTTGATGTTATCGCCTTAACAAGAAAATTGAACCTCTACGATAATCACCGAATTGTACCTGTGGCAACCTTCGGCAAGAAAATCTCTCAGGCTCAAATCTTTAAACTACAATCCAAAGGAGTATCAACGATTGTAGTTGGATATGACTCCGATGCAACAGAAGCAATTAACCGTGTCGCAGCAGAACTATCAGAATATTTTGATGTATTAATAGCCAAAATTGATAGCGATGGTAAGGACTGGGATGAAATGGACTTCTGGGATATTTACGACACTTTCAGCACAAATCTGCAAACGCCAACAGAATTTAAATTAACAACGCTGTAAATGAATAAGTTAACCGAATGGCTCCGAAACAATAAAATCAAACACGCAGTAATCGACAAGGAATGTGTGTTGATTGATGGTGTCGGCAAGATGTTCTACCAGAACATGACCAAAATCAAATCAATTTTTAAACCCACCGAAACAGGTGAGATGGAGTTTAACCTTGTCGAAGATAGAGAAGCACTTGAAGCAGAAGATATTCACTATGTTATCTTCAAGTTTGGAGATAATTATTATTACCACAACTTCAATTCAGAGTTTTCTCTCAATATCCTCAAATACATAGGTGAACGAGTGCCGACAGAGATTGACATACCGTATGTTAATCTTGGTGTACATACGCCTTACGAACTACTTAACGGTAGCTTTATGCCCAAACAATGGGTTACTAAGGCTAAATATCTTGGTCATGCAGCTCTTGGCGTGTGTGACCTTAACACGATGGCGAGTTTATTTGTGTTGCAAAAAGAATGTGCTTCAGCCAATATCAATCCTGTCTTTGGTTACAGTTTGGTTTTTACAGACAATGAAGATAACAAAGTAGCAGCTAAAGTGTACGTGCAAACTCAAAAAGGCCTACGTAATCTGCTGAGAATCCAAAAGACAATAATGGTTGATAATCCGGATGATAAGACGTTGACAATAGACCAATTATTAAGTTATGCTGAAGGTAACGTGCTTGTGTTTGGCAAGAATACTGCTGAATGGATTAGCGGTCACATGGATTTAATTGATACTGAGTTTATTGACAAGTTTATTCACGTATTATACCAAGTGGACTTATCTGAATATAAAGCAGAACGTATTGACATTGTTACGCTGACAGCAACCAAACACTACTTTGATAACGTGTATAACTCAGGCTTGGTGCCACCGGTGCTTATTGGCGATTGCTACTATCTTGACAAGGATGATGCAAGAAACAAGATTATCCTGAACAAGATTGCTATCGGTGCTGCTCATCAACAATCCGAGGACCAATACTTTAAAGACATAGATGAGCATTATGCGTATTTCCTTCAGCTATTCGATGCCGATAAGTGGGATGTGTTAGGCATATTCCGTGAATGTTGCGCTAATACAATCGTGATTGCTGATGGTGCTAAGGCGAGATGGGAAACATCTCGTAACTATATGCCTAAGTACGACATGACCGAAGAAGAAGCCGCAAAATATAAGACAACTCATAATATGTTTAATCAGTTGTTGGAAGAAGGTCTGCAACGCCTTGTTCCGGCTTCAGAGATTGACAAGTATCGTAAGCAGATGGAATATGAGAAGTACATCATAGAATCCACCGACAATATCGACTACTTGCTTGTACAATACGACACAGTTAACTGGTGTAAGCGTAACGGTATCTTAGTTGGTTGTGGTCGTGGCTCTGCTGCCGGTTCTCTATTGCTGTATCTGCTTGGCATTACGCTTGTAGATCCGATGAAATATGACCTGATTTTTGAACGTTTTCTACTTCCTGAACGCGCAGGGTTATATCCGGCAAATACAACGGTTGTATGTGGCAAAAAGCAAGCAATTGAATCAGTCAATGTCACTCTCGACAATAACCACATTCTCAGCCTTGATGTTAATGCTGAATTGGTTGTGAAACGTGAAGGCGAAGATGAACCAATTGAAGTTTATGCCGATGAATTACAACGAGGTGATTACATATTATTTGACAATAAGGATAAATTATTCACTATCAATGAAATAAATGAAATCTGAAATCGTAATAACGCCTGAGATGCAACAAGCTATTGACATCATTCAATATAGCACAGACCATCTCTATCTTACAGGCAAAGCAGGAACCGGCAAAACAACTTTGCTTCGCCACATTCTCAGGACCGTTAAAAAGAACTTTGTTATAGCCGCCTCTACCGGTGTAGCTGCTATTAATGCCGGTGGTTGTACGCTTCATAGCCTATTATCAATCCCCTTCGGTGTTCTCGCCCCCGATGATGTGATTAAGAAAAATGTATCGCCTAACAAAATCAAAATGCTCCAGATGGTTGATACTATCATCATTGACGAGATTAGTATGGTACGCCCTGATGTACTTGATTATATCGACCGTAAGCTAAGGTTAATACTGAGCAACGAACAGCCTTTTGGCGGTATTCAAATTGTCATGATTGGTGACCTGTTCCAGCTCCCTCCTGTGGTTAAGAAAGAAGAATTGGTGGTCCTTCAGCACTATTATCGTGGTTCTTACTTTTTTCACGCGGAGGTGTGGCGTAAGACGGAGTTTAAGATTGTAGAACTTAATCAAGTCTTTCGCCAGTCTGATAGCAAGTTTGTGAACATTCTGAACCGCACAAGAGAATATCAATTGACAGATGATGATATTGAAGAATTAGAATGTTGCAGAAGTATTAAATCTGCCGATGACTTTGAGAATAAAGCGGTACATTTATGTGCGCGAAAATCAACAGTTCAAGAAATCAACAACAAGCTATTAGGAGAAGCAACCCATACATTTACAGCGACCTTAACCAATGACTTCAACCCCATGTCAGCACCTTGCGACCTTGAATTATCATTAAGACTTGGCGCACGTGTAATGATGACAGTCAATGACCCCCAAAAAAAATATTACAATGGCTCTCTTGGTGTAGTTGTTGGTCTATCGGATGACGGTATGGATGTGCGGCTTGATTCAGGTTTGTTGGCTTTCGTTACTCGGCACACTTGGACTGATATAGAATATGTCGAATGTGAAGGTAAGATTGTTAAAAAGGAGAAAGGTTCATGCACCCAATATCCGGTAACATTGGCTTGGGCAATCACAATCCACAAGAGCCAAGGTCTAACATTTGACAACATTGTTATCCATACAAAGGGAATGTTTGCCCCCGGTCAAATGTATGTCGCATTAAGCCGTTGCACATCTCTCTCAGGTATCTCAACAGATGCTTTTATCTCTCCCAAACATATCTTTGCCGATAGAGAACTGCTTATGTTTGTAGATGCTTATCGAAACGCTAATTATGTATTTAATCGCGATGTATATCGCATGATGAGAAATGGAAATCAAGCACGTATCAATAATTAAAAATAGATGTCCTGTCGATGTGATTGATACTCGCATTGATAAAGGATATTTGCAAGGTGATTCAGGCTCACTCCCTGATGTTGATAACGACTTTCAGAGTGACCGCCGCCAAGAAGTTAAAGCCTATATGGAGCAACGTTACAACCATAACGGCAAACAACGTGTGTTCTCAGCAGGTACATTAACGACACTGAAGGTAAAAGCAGTGATTAAGGATGTGGCACGTACAATGCGTATTCCTGTATCGCTTGTTAACTACATTACAGCCATCTTTGACAATGATGTGGTAACTTATACTGACATCTTCAAGTTGGCTGCAACTAATAAGAAAGTAGCCAAATTCGTTGAAACATATCCTCAGCTTTTTGAAGCTATCCGAACATTGCTCAATCAACCTCGTTCAAGTTCTATTCACGCTTCGGCATTGCTCGTTACGCCTGATACGCTTGATGGAGAAGATATGGAGTGCTTTGACTACACACCAATTAAGAAGATAGATGGTCAGTTGGTTTCAGAGTTTGATGGCTACGTACTTGACGAATGTGGGTTGCTGAAGAATGACTGTTTGGCTACTAAGGAGTTGTCTAAAATTCAGCAAACTCTCGAACTATGTAACGCTAACTATGGTACTAACTTAACGCTTGAAGCAATCGCCACCAGCCAACTTGATGAGCCAAAGGTTTATGAATTGCTGAGTGAAGGGCATACGCAGAATGTATTCCAGCTATCATCACGCGGCATGACTAAGTTTATTACCGAAATGAAACCATCGTGTATAGCCGACATCATTGCAGCTAACGCATTGTTCAGACCGGCTACGCTCACCAACGGTTCAACCGATTCTTATATCGCCTGTAAGAACGGTTATAAAGCACCTGTATATCTTTGGGGTACGTATGATGCACTGAAAGACACCTATGGCTTAATTACATATCAGGAACAGGTCGTATTCATCGCTCGTAAAGTTGGTGGCTTTAGTTTGGGTGACGGTGTTAAGCTCGTGAAATTCATCTCAAAGAAAAAGACCGAGAAAATTCAGTCAATGCGAGATAAGTTCATGAAGGGTGCAAAAGAGAATGGCTGTCCGATGACAGATGCAGAAGCGATATGGGAGCAGATTGAGGCTTGTGGTTCTTATCTATTCAACAAGTCACACGCTACTGCATACGCTATCACATCTTATGTAGGTGCTTATCTGAAGGCTTTATTTCCAACTGCGTTCTATACCGTGGCACTTCAGTGGGCAGATGACGATGATATACCGGCAATCATGACTGAGATGGAACGCTGTTCGATTGCTAAAGTGGCAGCTCCCGACATCAATTATAGCCGTTCAAGATTCTATACCGACTTCAGTACAGATACAATCTTTTGGTCACTCACAGGCATTAAGCACGTGGGGTTAAAAGCGGTTGAATGGATTGTAGCTGAAAGAGATAAGAATGGACCTTATACCGGCATTACTAACTTCATTGAGCGCGTATTTAAATACAAGCTGAAGATGTATCAGTATTGGGATGACCCTGACAACGAAGAAGAAGCTACTAAATGTCCTGTCAACGCTCGTCATGTACTCAACATGATACTCTCAGGTTGTTTTGACAAAGTGGAGAACGCTCAATCGGTAGTAGAACGTTATGCAATTGTTATAAAAGCCGCTGAAGATTTAGGATTCAAGGTTAAAGAATCTGACTTCCCCGATGACCTTATCAGCAAGCATTATTGGTGGAGTCAGCAACAAATCAGATTATCAGGTATTGGTGCAATTGATTACAGGCGTATATATGATACCAACGAGATAAAAGACCGCCTCCGAGGTAAAGCGTCTTATTTGTCATTAGCTGAGGTGGCTTATGACGAAAATGACGGTCGTAGAGCAATCGTATGTGCCACAATAGCCGACATGAAAGAAAAGCACTTTGTCAGCAGTAGAACAGGCAATGAGGAAACGTTTTGCTCGCTTGTACTTCAGCAAAATAACGATACCTGCGAATGTACAATCTGGCCTGAAGAATATGTTAAGTTTAAGGACTTGCTATCAACGGCTAAAGATAAAGTGATAATCTTCTCAGGTGTAGTTAAATATAGTGACTACACACACACCAATGTACTGTCATTTACTAAAACAACCCAAATAGCAATATTATAATGAAACCAAAACCAATTATCCTCGCAATCGTTGGTGCTTCAGGTAGTGGTAAAACAACACTATCGCTGCACCTTCAAGAGAACTACAACATCCCGGCTATATGTTCCTATACTACCAGACCTATGCGAGAAGGTGAAACTGATGGAGTTGAGCATAAATTTATGCCGGAGAATACCCAGCCACCTGAACCGGCAGGACGTCTTGCTTATACGTGTTTTGGCGGTTATCATTACTGGACAACACTGGAGCAAGTGGATAAGTACAGACTATGTACTTATGTGATTGACGAAAAAGGCTTGTTAGAGCTTATCTGTAATTGGTCACAACGCTATAAGATTATCGCAATCAAAGTTAATCGACCGGATAATGATGTTGATACACAACGTTTGGCGAGAGATAAAGACCGCGTAACCCTATCAGATGCTACGTATGATTTGGTCCTCGACAATAATGCTGAGTTGAACGTGTTTTTAAACGAGTCTGTTACGCACATCTCTAACCTAATCAAACATCTTGATAGCTATGGCACCAAAACAAGATAATCAACCACTGATGGCATTTGTGCTTGACTTTGAAACAGGGGGTTTAACGCCACAAACTTGCGCAATTACTCAGATTGCTATCCACGCGGTACGACTTGATAATTTTGAAGTTGTCGGCAAATATGCACGATATGTTTATCCTTATGCAAAGAAAGAGCTGAAAAGTGCAACTCCCAAACGCAAGGTATTACGCAGCAAATGGGATGATGAAGCGCAAGGTGAACAACTGATGGAGTACGGTCAAGTGGCGTTAGATTACTCAGCTATCACAATGGCAATGCTTTATGATAAAGGCGAACACATAGACAAAGTAGCTGAAGGCGCACTCCGGTTTATCAGTGATATGTCAACCAAAGTAAGCAAAGGTTCAAAACCATTCATCATAGGACAGAATATTGAGTTTGATAAGGGGTTCTTATTGCAGATGCTTGAATATACCGGTCTTGTCGAACAGGCATCTAAATTGCTGAGAGGTATTAAAGACTTCTACGGATGCTGGCAGCCTACTGTGCTTGATACAATTATTCTCGGTCAACTTGCTCTCTGTCACAAGCCTGAAATCAACTCGTACAAATTGGAGCTTATGTGCGAGCATTTGGGTATCGACCTTGATGACGCTCACGATGCAGATGCCGATGTTACTGCTACTGCCAATGTTGTTCAGGTACTATCTCAGCGTATGCGTAACTCAGGTGGGTTTGCTGATGCTGAAGCTCTAACACTCAACAAAGCAGAAAAATCACGTAAACACTTCAAGATATAATGGAAGAATTAACAGCACAATTTGACAACGTTCCTGAAGGCGAAGTTAAGTTTAAGGCGATTACTGACCGCCAAGCCTTCATTATTCACAATCCCGATATTGAAGCGAACTTGGTCGAAATCTCAGGATATGACCTTTCAATTCGATTCAATATGGAGTACCTAAAATCTCTCGAAGATGTGGAAGCTGCTCTTGATGGGTTAACAGAAATGTTCCGCAAAATCATTATGGATGAGTTGCTAAAGAACACACAAATAGACGCTAACACACCTAACAACCAGAATAATAAGTAACTATTCATATTTAAACCAAGCCTCGATTTAGATAGTCGAGGCTTTTTAAATATCTTATCATAATGTTAACTAAAGAAGAAAAACTGGTGTGCGAGCTTTACATCAATGGCGAGCCTCCGTATGTTGGTGATATTGTGGAATGTTATTCTAAGGTATTCAACGACAAATCGGAAATGGTTGCGCTACAAGCTCAAACATTCGTACAACGAACTGACATCAAGGACTACATCGAAGAACTTGAAACAGCCAACTTGATTGAAGCAAAACATCTTAAACGTTTCCTGACCAAAAACTTGGTGTCAATCGTGAAAGAAGCAAGTCATGCGACTTACTTTGATAGGAAAGGAAGGATTCAAAGTCCTGCCGCTATGAGAAGCGTAGCAGTTAACGCAGCTAAAGCCTTAATGGATATGCACCCAATCAAAGAAGCGCAAATAAGTAAAATCTCTCTCGATTCAGGTGAAGGCGGCAGTGGTATTACGTTTAACGTGATTGTACCGTCAGCACCGGCAAAGACCACAAACAAAGATGATTGATAACATTATTGCTGCTATCATCGGTCTATTTGCCGGTAATGTAGCAATGTTTTTGTTTTTCCCTCAGATGCGAAAAACGAAGGTGCTTGAAAATGAAGCTAAACAATCTGAGGAATGGCGTAAACTATATGAAGAAACCCATGAAGAACTGAAACAGAGAACGCAAGCCTACGAAACAAAGATTGAACAACTGTATGAGGAAGTAACTCAGCATCGCGACACTAAAGCGCAATTGCGCCAAACTAATACGGAACTGGAGGTGGAAAATACTAAGCTCTGCCTACTTAAATGCGAACTTCCGAAATGCCCAAATCGAAAACCCCCAACAGGTTATTAATTTATGGAAACAGAAGAACTACAAGAATTACAAGAACTACCTAAACCACCCAAGGTTGTCACCATTATCCCTTCAGTCACTATATCTGAATGTAGATTAGAAGAATTGATTGGTAGACAAGGAGAAGTATTAGAAGCGCGTTACACCGATACAGGTGCGGTAAAAGGCTATTGGCTGTCATTGATTGGTGAACCGTTCCTCGGTGAACAAGAATGGTATATCCCTTATAACTCTATTATTGAATGAAATACTTTACAATCAAAGAATTAACCGCCAGTACAACGGCAACTAAGTACGGTATTGACAATACCCCTGACGCTGAAATCACCAAATGCTTAACCGCTTTGGTTGATAATATCCTTGACCCCCTGAGAGAAGCGTATGGCAGACCTATCACGATTAATAGTGGCTATCGTTGCGCTGCTCTCAACACTAAGGTAGGCGGCTCTAAGACATCTCAGCACATGATGGGTCAGGCAGCAGATATTTCTATCGGTTCGGTGGAAGGCAATAAGAAGCTATTTGAACTTATCCAAAAGCTGAACCTTCCGTTTGACCAGCTGATTGATGAATATGGCTACAAGTGGGTTCATGTTTCTTATGGACCGCGCAACCGTAAAAAGATAATTCATTACTAATGAACCGTAGAAATATTATCTCTCTACTTATCGGTGTTATCGCAGGTATCATCTTTCAGTGTTTTGTAGCGAATTTTGAAGCAAGCAACACTGAGATGAGCCTATGTGATACGGTTCAGATTTACGATACGGTCATGGTAAATTACCCACGACCGATTGATAGCGTTGTGGTAACTCGCCAACTCGTAAAGGTGCCGATTGCAGATACAACTTTCGTTGCAGTTGTAGAGAAAACCACCGATAGTGTTACGGTAGAATTGCCTATATCTCAGCTTCAGTATTCAGATGAAGATTATACGGCTTGGGTGAGCGGTTTTCAGGCTCGTTTAGACAGTATTTGCGTCTATCCTAAGCAAACTATCATCACGAAGAAAGAAGTCGTTAAAAAGACAAATAAATGGGGTTTAGGCGTACAGGTTGGCGTTGGTTACACTCCCAATCAGGTTTCCCCTTATGTTGGTGTGGGTGTAAGCTATAATATCCTTACTTGGTAATTTTATCTTTTATTGACAACCACCCAAAAATCATCCAGCTATTCATTAATAAAAGAAATTATGGAACTACATATCAAAGAACGATTTTATTTAATGCGTATGCTTCCGCAGACAAATACGTTCATGGATTACAACCTAAAGAATGAAATCATTAAGAAGGCTGGAATAACCGAAGCAGATAAAGAAAAATTCAATATCCAACAGCAACCGGATATGATTACTTGGGATGTTGAATTGGATATGAAAAATCCGCTCGTTGTCGGGTTTACTAACCAAGAACTTCAGTTCATCCGTAAGGCAAGCGAAGCAATTGTTGATACTGCTTACCCTGACGATTTTTGGGCGTTTGTCGAGAAGATTTACAACACACAGGCAGAAGAATAAAAACATTACATACCTTCATAAATATACGTAGAAGCCACTCTCAAAAGGGGTGGCTTTTCTTATGTGCATTTCAATCGCCTTTTAACATTTGAAATGCACAAAAACGTTAAAAACTGGGGTGGTGGCGTGATAGGCGAGCCAACTTCAGGGTAGATAAAATTCTTAACCCTTATTCACAAAGCAACGAAAAAAGTTAGCATTTATTTAACGCCAGTTCTCTAACCTTTGGCTTACCTTTGTACTACGGAATCATGAGAGGTTCTTTGATAGTTTTGTAATCTGGAGCAGTGAAATCTGTTTACTTGTGCATCAACTACACGAAAATGCACAAATAATGCACAAAGACACGTAGATATGCACTGTTGAGTGTCTTTGCTAACTGGCTCAAAATCAGCAATTATAACTAAATAATTTGAATGAACGTACTGAAATTTGGTGGAACTTCTGTTGGTTCATCTGACAGAATCAAACATGTAGCAAAATTGATTACCGGTTGCGGAAAGAATATTGTGGTACTATCTGCTATGGCCGGGACAACTAACACATTGGTTGAAATTGCCGAGTATCTTTACAAGCGTAATATTCCTGGCGCTCAAGAGACTCTAAATGCGTTAGAGGCTAAGTATGATGCAGTTATTGAAGAACTGTTCTCCGCTGACATTGCTCGTCAAAAAGCAACAAATCTGTTGGATAAGAACTTTGGATATATACGTTCGCTTATAGCTGACAGTTTCACTTCGGCTGAAGAAAAAGAAATTCTTGCTCAAGGCGAATTGATGTCTACGGCATTAATGCAGACTTACCTCACTGAAGAGTGTAGCATCAATTCAGTAATGTTGCCGGCATTGGAATATATGCGTACAGAGGCTAATGGTGAGCCTGATATGAAGTATATAGCGCAACGCCTAAGGCGTATGCTTGATATGACTTCAGATGCTGATATATATATAACACAAGGATATATATGTCGCAATGCTTATGGAGATATAGATAACCTAAAGCGTGGAGGTAGCGATTACTCAGCATCGATTATAGGGGCTATCATTAATGCTGATGAGATTCAGATTTGGACTGATATAGATGGTATGCACAACAATGATCCTCGCTTTGTTGAGAATACAAAGCCTGTAGGCAAGTTACACTTCGAAGAGGCTGCTGAATTGGCCTATTTTGGCGCTAAAATACTGCACCCTACGTGTGTTTTGCCGGCAAAGCTTCAGAACATTCCGGTAAGATTGTTAAATACAATGGAGCCGGAGGCTACTGGTACGCTCATCTATAATTTGCCGCCGGATGGAAGTCTAAAGGCTGTGGCGGCAAAAGACAATATTACGGCTATTAAGATTAAGTCCGGTCGAATGTTGCTTGCTTATGGCTTTCTTCATAAGGTGTTTGAAACATTCGAAAACTATAAGACGAGTATTGATATGATTGCAACGTCAGAAGTTGGCGTTACAGTCACCATTGATAATACCCAGTATTTGGCAGATATTGTCAATGATCTCAAAGATTTTGGCACGGTAACCGTAGATAAAGATATGGTTATCATCTGTATTGTAGGTGATTTAGAGTGGCATAACTGTGGTTTTGAGGCAAAAGCAATTGCTGCTCTTAAGGATATTCCTATCCGTATGATTTCGTATGGTGGTAGTAACTACAACATTTCAGTTCTTGTCAGAAAAGAAGATAAAGTTAAGGCTCTTAACTTATTAAGTGAACATTTATTTAACTAATTATATAAGCGAATTTAAATGGTAAATTTCCCGATAGAGCAGTTTGGCAAGCTTCAAACACCTTTCTATTGCTACGATATTGCTTTGCTAAAACAGACATTACAGTATATGAAGGAGACATCGTTTGATAATTACTGTGTACACTATGCTATAAAAGCAAATGCCAATCCCGGCGTATTGGAGTACATTCGCAATGCCGGTTTAGGCATAGATGCTGTTAGCGGCGGCGAAATTAAAGCCGCAATAGATTGCGGTTTTGACCCTGCTAAAATTGTTTTTGCCGGTGTTGGCAAAGCTGATTGGGAGATTGAATTGGCATTGAATGCGGGTATTGGGTGTTTTAATGTTGAGTCATTAGCTGAGTTGGAAATTATTAACCAACTGGCTGTAGCTATGGGCAAAACAGCTAATATAGCTTTACGTGTCAATCCAAATATAGATGCGCACACTCATAAGTACATCACTACGGGCTTAACTGAAAACAAATTTGGCATAAGCCTCGAATTGTTGGATGATATCATTGCGAAAGCCAAGGCAATGGTTGGTGTTAAATTGATAGGCTTACATTTCCATATTGGTTCGCAAATCACCATTAATGAGCCGTTTGTCATATTATGTCACAAAATTAATGGCATATTAGATGAACTCGAAGCTAAAGGAATTGGCTTCCAAATGATTAATGTTGGTGGCGGTCTCGGTATTGATTATGATAATCCGGATGCCAATCCTATTCCTGACTTTGAGACATACTTTCGTACATTTCGTGATAACCTCAGGCTTAGAGACGGTCAAAGTCTGCACTTTGAATTGGGTAGAGCTATTGTGGCACAATGCGGATCGTTGATTTCTAGGGTGTTATATATCAAGGAAGGCGTCAGCAAGAAATTTGCTATTGTCGATGCCGGTATGACTGAACTAATTCGACCGGCGCTATATCAGGCACATCACAACTTCACAGTGCTAAACGATGCCATCGCGACAGAAACGTATGATGTGGTAGGTCCGGTATGCGAATCTTCGGATTGTTTCGCAGAGAATGAAACGCTACCACGCCTGAAACGCGGTGATTTGATAGCTATACGTTCGGCAGGTGCCTATGGTGAAGTGATGTCTTCTAACTACAATTATCGTCATTTAAATCAAGCTATATTTTTCGAATAACTAATTCAAGGACAACATAATGATTGCTGTTAACAATTTAGGTATCCAATTTGGTAAAAGAGTTTTGTTTCAGGATGTTAACCTGAAATTTACACCCGGCAACTGCTATGGCATTATCGGAGCGAACGGTGCCGGGAAGTCAACGCTTATGCGAATCCTTTCCGATCAGCTATCCCCTACCCACGGCTCTGTACAGCAAGGCCCCGGTGAACGTATGAGCGTATTGGAGCAGGATCACTTCAAATTTGATGATTGCACAGTTATTGATACTGTGATGCAAGGTCACACGGTACTTTGGGATATTATGAAGGAGAAGGATGCGCTGTATGCAAAAGAAGATTTCAGTGATGCTGACGGTATCCGTGCTTCCGAGCTCGAAGAGAAATTTGCAGAACTTGAAGGCTGGAATGCTGAGAGTGATGCGGCTGCTCTACTGAGCGGTCTGGGCATTAAAGAAGATTGTCATTATCGCCTTATGCGCGACATGAGCGCAAACGAAAAGGTGCGCGTACTACTTGCCAAAGCTTTATACGGCAACCCTGACAATCTATTGCTTGATGAGCCTACCAATGACCTTGACCTTGACACTGTGGCATGGCTTGAAGACTACCTGTCTAAGTTTGAAAATACCGTATTGGTGGTTAGTCACGACCGTCACTTCTTGGACTCTGTCTGCAC